ACTACTTAGGAGGTATTCAAATGATTGATTTAACTCAAATTACTTCTATCTTAAATGAAAGTGGTATTGAGGGTCTTACTGCTCAGTTAACTGAAGCAGACCCAGAAAACGATGTATTAATCTCAGAAGCTATTTTACAAGATGAGCTTACTGAAGAAGAATTATCAGAGTTCTTACAAAGCCCTGAGTATGATGAAGCAGTAGCTTTAGGTATGCTTAGTGAGAAAACAATTGTACGTTTCGATAAAACTGCAAAATTATCTCGTGCTGAATCTCAAGCAATTCTTGCAATTGCTCGTGAGAAAGGTGACCGCGACTTCAAGAAACTTATTACAATCTGGAAAGTGCGTAAACACCTTCTTGACAAATTAACGAAGAAGTATCGTGGACAAGCAGCTTCTCGTGTTCGTCAAAACAAACAACGTATCTTAAATGGACCTAAAAAGGTTGCTAAGAAAGTTAAGAAATAATTAGATGGTAGAGCTTAGGCTCTACCGTCTTTTTTGCCGGATCATAGAAAAACGGAATAGACTCTTTTCCAAATATACATTATACTAGTGTAGCACAGCATAACAAGGTTTGCATGTTGTCCGAAACAATATGCTATGACGTCCTAAAAGAGGTGTCATATATAAAGGAGTAGAGAAATGGAAAAGCATTTACTAGTTAACCGAGAAGAAGTTACACGTGCAAGAGGAATTCATCAAAGAGCGTTATTAGATACGCTATTGAATGAGAACTTGCTCACAAAACAGGAGTGGGAGAAATTAATCGAAATCAACCACACAACTGAACTTAGTGTGTATTATGGAAAAGAGTTCTTGGAGCCATTCAAGTACAATGAGATTACCATAATAGACACGGCTATCCAAGTGGATGACACCATGATTATTACTACTAGAGATATTATACCATTATTTGGGGAGTTTGAATTTGGCACCCTTGTCCATAAAGTGGGCATGGAAACACAAAAGAAAGTACCTGAGATGGATGATGTTTTCGCCGTTATGCTGGTGACTACAAATGCAGCGGAAAGTAGAGAGAATACTATTAAGCCATCCGCATTCTCATCGAGAATGTCAATCTACATTCCTTCCTATAGATTATAGGAGAAACAATAAGAGAACTTCGGTTCTCTTATTTTTTTAGGAACATAGATAAAATCGTAATTAACATATATTAAGATATATATTATAATAGTGAGGTAGACAAATAAAGGTTTGAATGTTGTCCATAACAATATTCACTATACATGAAAAACATGTATAGATTAAAGGAGATATTATCATGACGAACTTATTAGCATTATTCGGAAATACTAGTATTTATAAAACAGGTACTGAAAAGATGAAAGAGATTGTATCCCACGGGTTATTAAATCAAGATGAAGCTGATTTCCTTGAACGTATGATTGATGATAATACAAGTATTCACATTCATGTAGGAAAGCAAGGTAGAACTAATTTTAAAAATCGTGCATTACGTAATGTGATGACTTATGAAAAACGTGATACTGGTTCTACTATAACGGTTCGCTCAGTAACACCATTCCATGGAGATTATGTTGTAGGTAATTATCGTACAGAGAATGGTAAGATTATAACTAGAGAGAATGCATCTATGAAAGATGTATTTACTACAACAAAAGTTAATATTAAACGTAAAGATTATTCACCACATTGGGAAGGTGCAAAGATTACAGAATCAAATACAGTATACGTTTATATTCCAACTGATCGTATTAACGAAGATTACACAAATGCTCGTAGTAAATATTAAGATTAAAGGGAACTTCGGTTCCCTTATTTTTTTGGGTTCATAGTAAAAAATCGCCATCTAATATAGGAGTAACATGTTAATATTTAATGTAGATTATAAGTAAACATTATCTACGTGAGATATAGAAATTAAATATTTGGAGGGAGTTAATAACATGTCAGTTGTTATTATTAAAGAAGTCTTATCAGGTAAAAAAGCGTGGAGAGCAGAATTCGATAAACGCTACGATTACATGAAACGTAATATCGGGAAGAAGCATTGCTTCGAAAAACAAATTAGATTTAAGTTTAACAAAGCCGACGATAACGTCTTTGTACTCCATATCACTGATTTCATTACAAATATGATCATGTGGAGACCCTTTGTTAAATACAAAGTAGAACTAGGACCAGACCTAATTATGGACTGTTCTAACATTACCCAACGAGTGATTAAAGGGTATATTGATGACAAAATTATTGAACCATTGAAACGTAAGGTTGCAGTAGAAGACCTAAGCATGGAATGTGCGAAAATCATTGAGGGTCTTGCAAAGATTGATGAAGACTTCGGTCTTATCATGGCAATGGGTATGAATCTATATGATACAATCCAATTATCAAAAATAAGCCCACGGTACAAAGAGTTAATCAATACAGTTGTACCTCATGGATTACAACCAAGTGAGATTGAGAACTATATCCGTAGTCGTGGTGCTGAGATGGTAGACATCTTAAAAGTAATTCCGAATAACTTGAAACCATTCTTGAACTCAGGTCAGGGTGTTAAGGTTGACCAATTGAATGAGTTCCAACTATCGGGTGGTATGAAATCAGACTTAGAAGGTAATACATATCCAATGCCAATTAATACAAACTTATTAACGCGTGGATTCGATAAACCTTCTTATTATACATTAGATGCATTCGGCGGTCGTAAAGCCCTAATCATGAACAAAGAGTTCACTGGTAAATCAGGTTACTTTGCACGCCGTCTAGACTTACTATGTATGGATATTAAATTACATGATGACCCACGATATGTATGTAACACAAAACACTTTGTGGAGTTCACGGTATTAACACCAACACACTTAGAAAAGATTGAAGGTCGTAAATATAAGAAGAGTCCGAAAGCAAAAGTATCTCGTACAGTATTTGCTGAAGATACTCATTTAATCGGTCAGACAATCTATTTACGTAGTCCGTCTACTTGTGCAAGCAAGAAAGGAATCTGTTATGCATGTTATGGCGACTTAGCTTATGTGAATAACAATGGATTCCATATTGGACTATTTGCCGTTAAGGATGTATCGGCGAAACTAACACAGAACATTCTGTCAGCAAAACATTTACTGAAGACGAAATCTAAGCAAATTAAAATGACAGAAGGATTTGATAGCTACTTCACAATCGATGGCGGTGATATCGTATTACAACCAGATGCAGATGTGAAGGGATTAGAAATGGTAATTGATGCGAAAGATGTACAGACAGAATCTGAGTTCGATGAAGTAATGGAATTCAATAAGAAGATTTCATACTTCCGTATTCGTGTAAAGAAAACAAAGAAACCTATCTGTACGATTCGAGAGATTGGGGAATCCGAACCAACGTTATTCATTTCAGAGTATCTGGATGACTTAATGGATAAGCATTACGATCCAGTTGATAACCAGTTCGTGATTCCGATGAATAAGATTAAAGATGATGAAGAAGGGCGTTCACTATTTGCAATCACAATCATCAATAATGAGCTTACAAAACCATTAAAAGATATCATGGCACTTGTAGATAACAAAGCTCACTTAGGTTGTGAAACAGTTTCTGAAATGGTTCAGAAATTCTGTGAACTACTTGTAAGCACAGGGATTAGCACAATGCTAGTTCATGCTGAACTCATCCTGCGTAATATTATGCGTGATGAGAATAATAAGTTACACCTACCAGATTATACGAAAGATGAGATTGAATATGAAATGATGTCTGTTAAGAAAGCATTGAAGTTCCATCCATCTGCACTGGTATCGTTATCATTCGAACGTATTGAAGAACAACTTCGTCGTCCGATGACATATAAGAAAACAGCACCGTCGATGTTTGACCCGCTGTTTATGCAAGACTATAACCAAGTACTTGACGTATATGGAGATGATAGATAATGACTAAAGTTACAGTGAAACATACAAGCATAGAGATTCAGCCCTACGTGTTAGGGCAGTCTCCTAGCTTGGAGAAACAATTAACAGTATGGGATAAAGTAAACTTCAAGACCGTGAACGTAGGTCTTGAGTATATTGAAGAAGAACAAAAGTTGCTGATACCTCGTGGTATCGGTATTAGTTTCTTAGAAAAAGAGTTTAATACAACAGCATTCATGGATTCAAAACATGATGATGTACAACATACAAAGTTTAAAGTTAATATCAAACCAAGAAATGATAATCAGAAAGAAGCGATTGCATACATACTTGGTGAAGGAAAATATCAAGGTAATAGAAAGTATAGTAGGCATATGTTAACCCTAGATACAGGAGAGGGTAAAACATATTGCTCGGTTACAGCATTAGGATTCATGCAAATGAGAGCGGCTATTGTTGTACCAAAGAATGGCTTAATGTCTCAATGGGAAGAACGCTTATTCCAGTATACGAATATCACTGAATGGGATATCTATCGTATTTCAGGAAGTAAGTCTATTGAGAAGTTAATGAAGATGAAAGATAAAGATATTAAGTATAAAATTTTCTTAATCTCGCATAGTACAATTCGTAGTTATGGTGACCGTAATGGATGGGAAGCTGTAACAGCATTATTTAAGAAAATGCGAATTGGTGTAAAGATATATGACGAAGCTCATTTACATATGCACAATATGCTGAAGATGGATTTATACTCAAATACAAAGTACACGTTATATCTAACAGCAACCGCAGGTCGCTCGAATCATAACGAGGACTATATTTATAATCGTGTCTTTGCAAATATTCCAAACTTCTTTGTCCATAAAGAGAAAGAAGATAATTACATGAATATGTTAATTCTACAGTATGACAGTGCTCCATCAGGTGTGTTGCAAGCTACATATCGAAACATGCATGGCTTGGATACAAATAAGTATATGGACTACTGTGTAGAACAAAAGGGTTCTGATCTATTCTTCAAGTCTATCTTCTTAGTATTAGATAGTATAGAACAGAAGTTAGCAGAGAACCCTGACATGAGAATTGTATTCTTATTGAAGAAGCTGACGGCTACACGTATCGTTAAGGAAGGTATTCTTCAGCGATATCCTCACTTCGCAGGGAATATAGGGATGTATACGTCCGATATGAAAACGAAGGAAAAGAAGGAAGCTCAGCTACAAAAACAAATCATCTTATCTACGACTAAATCATTAGGTACAGGTGATGATATACCAGGTTTACACTATCTTGTAATGTGTGAACCGTATCGTTCTGAGATTACCGCAAAACAGGTATCAGGACGTTTACGTAATATTGGGGATGTAACTTATCTTGAAATTATTGATATGGGATTCTCATCGTGCAGAGACCAATTCAAGGCTCGGAAGAAGTTCCTTCTCAAACGTGCCAAACAGTTCACAATCGTAAACGTAAAATAGATATACATTATATTAGTGAGCGGTACAATGAGGAGTTGAGAGGGTTGGCTTATGAAACAGTAGAGAAAGTTTCGAGCGATGTATTTCGACCCTGCATGAATTTTGTTTTACGGCATAATGTGCAGTTAGCACATAAGAACAAATCAGGGGAGAGACAGCATTATCATCAAGAGTTCACATATGCTTCCAGTAAATATATGGACGCTAGAATTCTGAAATCGATACGGTTGAATTTTAATTCATACCTATCATTAGAAGAAACGGGTAAAGATTGGACTGATAAAGAATTCGTGAGAATTGATTATCGTCATATCCGTTATCTAACAAAGACTCTGAAGAGAGTTTTAGAATGGTTCTACGAACCAGAGTTTGATAAGCTATTTGCTTACTCAGATGAAACCAAACAAGAGTTGGTTGTAAGTCTAGACTTCAAAGACTTGCAAGAAGCAATACGAATCGGTCAAACGATTATACGATTTACACCGGCGGTAATCTATCATGATGTAGATTGCTATGAGGGGGTGATGATGTGTGTAGGTAAATCCGAATCATTCGGTCATATGACAATTGATTCTTTGGAAGCCATGTATCACATTATAAGTAACTTTGATTTACATCTAGCAGGTCTAGCTATTGTAAATTATATGGGTATTCCTGAAGAAGGCAAATATAATACAGATATGGAAATAGACCAACGAATGAGCGGTAATAGTATGAGAAGCTCATTTATAGAAAGTAAAGGAAACCTAAACAATATAGGTAAAGAAGAACCTGCTGGAAATCTGAAGGGCTTCTTTAAATCAATTTAATTGGAGGACTTTTATTATGGCTAAGAAACCCAAGTATATTTCACTAGGAGAAGATGTATTTAAGGTGAAAAAATGGAAAGGCGAATACACAGACCTTGAGGAAGGCTGTGCATATCACGTAAAAGAAATGAATCTGGTATTACCATACATGGGAGATATTGAGGAACTCTCACGTGATCAAATTGTACCAGGCATTTACACAAGCTTCTTCGATGACGTACGTGAAGATTCTGAAATCATTTATGTCCGTCCAGTAGGGAAGAAGATGAAACGTCAATACAGACCTGATAAAGTGTATGAAATTGATCCAGATTATATTTCTCAAATTATTGAGGAAGAAGGATTGAAGGATGTGTATGATTCTGCTTTAACAGCTGAAATGGGTGAAGCATTCGTTCCACCAATCAGTGATTCAGATAATGAATTATTACGTATCATTAAAACGGTATTACAGCATAAGAAAGTTGATATTAAGAACTATTCAAACCGCTTCCGTTCTGATACTGATATGAATAACTTTAAACGTTCTCTATTAGCTCATAGTAAGATGAGTATGGAGAAATTTAATAATGCTTGTGAAATATTCGACGTAGAATGGGATATCACGTTCCGAGATAAAAAGGGATGTGCAAACCCAATGAACTACGAAGGAACAATTTCAAGCAGAAAATAAAAGAGAGATACCCTTAATTGGGTATCTCTTATTTTTTTTGTCTTTTTTATGCTCTGAAGATTTTACGTCTACGAGAAGCAAGATAGTTTGCATCCCACTCTTCTAATAAAGCAGAACGTTTATCCTCAGCATCTTCCCATCTATCAATCTTTAAATCAACTTGTCCAAAAGAGGTATCAATCTTATCCATATGGCGAAGTGTATTATAAAGATATATCTGGATATCCAAAGTAGCTAACTTTAATAGTTGCTCTTTAAAGCTTGGATTTACTGTAGATAGATTATCAGGATGTACGACAGTGAACTGTACATTCAAGTTCGTTAACATACTAGGACCAGCATCTATCATAAATTGGTCTGGCGGAACATAGTAAAATGTAATTGGTGTACTAATCATATCCTCATAGGTAGCAGCCATTTGAATATCTGTAAAGATATCAATTGCTGAATATGTAGTCGTATATGGTAAGTACGCACTCATTACATCACTAACTTTCATATCTTCGATAGATAAGATTTGGAAATTACCTACCGCAGCTTTATTAATGTAATAATAGTTTGGTTTCCCTTGTACTTTCATTGTCGATAAATCATGTTTAACGGTAATATAGTGTGGGAAGTATGTGCTAAATGTATAAAGCGTTTCTTCTTTTAAGATATCAATCAAGTCTTTATCATCTAGCTTAAACATTGTGACACCAAGTCTACGCTTAATAGACTTTAGCATAGATGTTAGATTCATTCCTTGCATATTATTCAACCCCTCTCATAGTTAATATTTTAAAATCTCCTATTTTACTAGCAGCTGTCATGATTGTAGGTGTAATAGCTTTTACTTCGAATCCATGTGTTTGAAATGCATTTACAGATTCATCGAAGTCATTGATTGTAACTAACTCAGTACCTTGTATTTTATAATACTGATTGTTAATTTTTAAAACAGAAGCCTCCATAAGAGGTTCGTATAACTGAATAGACGTAATCTGAACATCATTTCTAGTTGTCGTAAAACTAAAATCAAATGTATCGGCAACTAATGTTCTAGGTAATTCTATTGTAGTAATATCTTGCCCGACAGGTAGATTATACGTGTACACCACATTTGTAGTTGAACCATCGGTACGGTGACGAATGGTTAAACGTAACACATCATTCATTTCTGAAAACCGTCTTGTGATAATTATAGTACGAACGTTATACCATCCTGTATTAAAATAAACTTTTAAAGTCGGAGCTTTGGATGGATATGAATCCCAGTATTCAGTTGCAACTTGATCTCCGACATGCCACGGGTATCTAGAATTGTATATCGAATCGGCAGTAATCCTACAGACACCTGTAGTTTCTGCTGTCATCTTTGGTATTAGAGGTTTCCCTAAAGCCATAATCTAACCTCCTTAATTAGACATCGTTAGAATCGAATACTTTCCACCAATGTCTTTAATTTGTTTTTCCATGTCAGGTGTCATATCTTTGATATTAAACCCATCATTTAAGAAATGTGAAGGTAAAATACTTTCTGCCGATGAAGTTACTAATTTCATCTTACCACTATCATCAAATGAATAAATACTATCATTGATTCTAACAACGGCTAATGTATCAACTAGTTTAAATAGTTTAAATTCAGCAACGTTTATAAAACCAGTTGGGTTAATCTCTAATTTTATTTGTGTTACAAGTTTAGGTGCAAATGACATATTGTCTTTTCCATTGTTTCCAATAGTTCGAGAATATGCTTGGACACCGTCAAAATAAACCTTGTAACCGTTACCGTAATATTGACCCATAAGTATATCAAACCCAATTAGATAAGCAGGCTTAGGGCATGTTATAGTAATACTATGGGTGCCGGACGAATTACAATACCAAGTGGTACCAGTATTACCGTCAAATGCAAACCCTACTCCTCTATCGGAACTGTATGCTGTACATATAACTTGCACACCGTTATCTGTAAAATTATTAGTAGGGTAAGACCCATTGAATTTTGGAAATGCTACACTTCTTGCCATATGAACCCCTCCTTAATTCTTAAAGCTGCGGAAGAATCCGTTAATCTCTTGGCTAATATAATCTTCTACACCAATGATTAGTTTATCTCCATTTTTAGATTTATCTTCAACCATAATACTACGGTTACCTTCTAATAGTTGAATTCCGTCTGGAGCGAATTCGAAGAATTCAGACATAATACGGAAGTTCTCACTCTCAGATTGAATGTAATCTAAAGCAGCACTTTCCATTAATGGAATGCAGTATCCTTCAGTTAGCATATTTGGTTGCACGCTTTCTGAAATGATAGATTGTTGATATGCATCTTTATGACTAGGAATGAATACCCAGTCATAACATAGAACGCGAACTGGTCCTACTACTAATGCACCACGAGAAGTCTGTTGGACTTTGCCCATAGCACGTAAACTGAATGCTACATTTAATTCTTGACGAATTAAATCACGCATTGAAATACCTTGCGGTGTCATAAGTGTTTCCACTTCACCTTTGACAATGTTTCTATCAAAGCACCAGTTGTTTATACGGTGACTAATATTAGTATTGTCGATTGACATTTGTCGAACTGGTGTAGGGTTAATAGGGTGACCCGCTTCTCCTACCCATGATTTGTTTTTAACTAGCTCGACGATACGAGGATCGTTTAACCCTGGTTCCATTACTTTTTTTGGGTAATTTCGTTGGTTACGATTCCATACATCTAAGTCTTGAAGAATCGCGTTAATACGAACACTGTCAACTAAAGAGTTGACAGGTTTTAAGATTTCTGGTTTTGATTCAGTAGCAGCTTCACTAATTAGGTATGCTACAGTCTTGTCTCTTCTCATTATAAATCACCTCTTTGCAATATTTAATACATTGTTTGCGGATAGGAACCCTATCGCCAAACATTAAGTTAACTACGAGAAAGAAAGGGGAAATTATAATGAATTTACATTTCAATGAAGATTACTTATTAAGTGAATCTAGCTTATTTAAAAAGCACGTTTCTTCCCATATCAATTTCATCGACTTTGATGTTATCAAGAAAGAGATGAAAAAGTATACGAAAGAAAACAAGGGTGTTATCCCAAAACCATTAAAAGATGCTGCTACAAAGCTGTATCAACGCCCACCAGAAGATGTTATTGACACACTTCCTTCAGTAGGTGAGGTACTTAGACTCTCTGTCGTTGTAGGGATTCCGATGGCAATTAACCCATTATACGGAGCATTCACGCTACTAGCAGACAGAGTTATTCAGAAGAATGTAGATCAAAAGTTTATTGGTAAATACATTGGTCTATATCGTATGCAATTACACAATGTAGAAAAACAACTCGACAAGACTGACGACCATAATAAACGTCAAGAGTTGGAAAAGATTAAGAAAGATTTAGAGAAAGGTATCGATAAATTAGAAGATGCTAAGATGGACTTAACGGCTCATGAATATGAGGACGGTAGTTCTACTCTAAAACATTTCCAAGAGAACGATATTGTAGATATGGCTCTTATGCAAGGGTATCAAGTCTTCTCTGAGCAATATGCGAAATGTGAAGCATTATATCCTGGTAAAGATTACTTAAATGAAAGCATGAAAGAGAAAGCAACCATTGCAAAATCCACTGTAAACCGTACTGAACGTAAGATGGATAAATGGTTTGAGAACTCTTTACAAGCAATCAAGACTAAATTCATGGGTAATAAACGTGAAGATATTATTAAGAATGAGACAGGCGCTCCATCACTATCTCGTATGATTCGTAAAGCTGCTTTACTAGGTACAGCCGCTGCTATTAACCCAGCTATGGCTGCTATTGGTATTGTGGTAGGATTTGCGATTCGTTCTAGAATGACTCATGTTGAGAAAGAGAAGTTATTACTCGAACTCAATAACGAGAAGAGAATGGTAGAAGAAAAGATTAAAGACGCTGACGCACAAGGTGATCGTACGAAGAAGTATGAGCTTATGCGTTTACAGAATAAGATTAATTTAGACATTGATCGATTAAAACGTTACATCTAAAGGAGGGAAGACGATGGCAAAATTATCAAATCCACTAATACCTATAATGAAATCTTCAAACCAGGATGGTATTTCAATTAAAGGTTTCATACCTGAGGCATTTGATGGGAATTGGGATGTTTCTGTTCGAACCAATATTTCATATCCTACTTTTACTATAACATTCCCGGTAGCTAAGAAGATTACCGCTATGAAATATAAGGGTGCTAGTATGGGATTCTCTAGTATAAAAGGTGGGATGACGGCTAGTAATTTAGTTACTCTCGCATACACTACAGAATCTGCTGGTGACGTGAATACGTACTATATAACCAATGAACCCATGTGTCAAGTTGTAGAAATCGCACTTAGCTCGATTGGAGGATCATCAGGTAATTGGTATGGATACATTAATGAAGTACAATTATATGGACCACAGAATTCAGCATTTATTGAAATAAATAATACGTTATATACTGTAAAAAATAAGGTCCTAGCACCTATCGGCGATGTATCGTCTATCACCATTGAGCAGTATAAAGATAAGGATTTAACAGTGAATACTTTAGTTAGCACTATGATTTCATATAACGGGAAAGACGTCCCATTATTAGATTATTTACAGACTAATTATGGTAAATTTAAATTACACACGTTACAGCAATAGGAGGTTTTAATATGACTGAAGCTTTAGTTCCTAAAATGACAGGGCAAACTACTAGTAATATTAGTATCACTCAAAGTGATTTTACATCTAACGGTCCTGCATGGATGTCATTTGATAAAAAAACTGATGATTTTGGTTGGTATTGGAATAATAGTGCGGTAGTACCACATCATTTAATAATTTATTTTCCTTATGTTGTTAGTGTAGCATATCTAGAGTTCTACAGAGCTGTAGGTAACACTAAAGGGGCAGGTACAATACAGACTGTTGAAATGTATGCTGGTAATACTGATCAAAGTCTAATTTTAAAAGATAGTAAACCTGTAGGCTTTACTATAAATGATACACTTAAACGTGTCAACTTCACATCACCTATTATGGGTAAGTGTATTAAAATGAGATTTACCGCAGATTCTACCTATACAATAATACCTGAAATGCAGATATTTGGTACAAAGGTACCACAAGTGTATCTTCTAGCGATGAAAGGTAAATTGTATACTATACAAAATAAAGCTTTAAAACTTGTAAGTAACTTAAATGAACCTGATATCGCTTCATTTACTGAAGGGTTTGCATTATCAGTATTATATGAACCCGTTACGGTGGACGGTAATCAAATACCGTTTATCAATACATTAGAAGATTTTAAGCTGTATGGAAAATTAGGAGGTTAAGTTATGGCAAATATACCATTAATACCTAAGATGACCGTTAGTCCAACTAACGGTGTATCTGTGGTAGAAACAAATAGAAATACTTTCTATCCCCAAATGGTGGATAGAAATTCTGCTACATCAGTACGTATTCAAGCATCATATCCGGCTGTAAGTGTTAAATTTAATAAACCTGTCAAAGTTACATCGGTAATGTTTGACCTATATAACTACGGAAGTGTGACAATACAGGGTAAAAAGCCAGGTGGTCCATTGGCTAATATCACATCGTACACGTCAGGTAATATACGAAATGTTACAATTAATATTACAGCGGCGGTATACGAAGAAATTGTGTTTTATATAGATGCCCGAGGAAAAGATTCAGCTAATGCTTGGATTGCAGATATCTATGACGTACAAGTATATACGGATAGCCCTCCTGTATTTTTAGAAATTGATGGGAAAGTATGTACTATCGTTAATAAAGCGATAAATGTGATAGGGAATGCTACGGATATGACAAAGGAGTTATATCTATCAGCCCCATCATTATTTATAAAAGAACTTCATAACGAGAAGATACTATTTAATGGAAAAGAAATTCCACTATTACAGTATCTGCAAGAGAATTATCCGAAGTATAAACTACATTATGTAGAAACGTTATAAGGAGGTATTACTAATGGCAACTTTAGAAAGTTTAGTTCCTAAGTTAACAAGTGCACAAGGACCAGGTATAAAGATAACATCTGGTGGTGAAACTGCATGGAAAGCTTTTGATGGACGAACTGAGATTAATGGAGAGCAGTATGCATGGTCCTTAGCCGGGACTGGTTGGCGCACTATTACGATAGAGTTTGATAGTCCCATTATAATCACGCAATTTGATGTAAAAACAAGTTATACAGGTCTTACTAGTATTACAAAAGAATCTATCATAGTGGATGGAGGTCAAGATGAATCATTTTCAGTTAAAATAGTTTATGAAAATAGGCTTGTGACCAATGAATTTAAATTAGCACAACCAAAAACAGGGAAGACAGTTGCACTACAATTTTATGTAGGTAATTCTAGTTCATTCATACAAGAGATAGTTCTATGGGGATATAAAATGAAGTCTCTTGTAGAAATAGATGGAAAGTTATTTTCATTTATAGGTGACAAGCTAACGCTTGTATCTGAAACTCATGATTTTACATTAGACCTTGTAGATCAAAGTACTTCTTTATCAGATATTACTAAAGGTATGGATAGTATAAAGATCATGTCTGATAAATTTAAAATACAAACGGTAATTACATAATAGGAGGTGATAATATGGCAACTTTAGAAAGTTTAGTACCGACATTGACTGGATATACAGGACCAGGAGTAACGATATCGGCATCGAGTGAACGTGATTCTCAATACCCTGCATGGAAAGCGTTTGATTCAAGCATCCAATCAGCAGAGACTTGGGGTTGGGGTGCAAATTTAACATCAGCATCGATTAGTGTAGCCTTTGATGTACCTGTGACACTACATGCAATAAGACTTAAAACCAATGGTAATGGATTTACTGATATTAAATCCATATCAGTGTATACTGATGATGCACTTATTACTACTTTTGCATCCAAATTAGCTTGGTGGACAAATAATGGTGGGATTATGGATGAAGAACACACGCTCTCATTGCCACCGACAGGAAAAACTATTAAATTAGGATTTATGGCAAATAGAGATGGTAACTATATTGCTGAAATCCAATTACTAGGAATTAAAAAAGATGAAAAATCATTATTGGAAATCGGTAACCGAATGTATACTATCTCTAATGGTAATATGCTACGAGTAAATGATTCGATTGATTATACTACAGAGGTATTCGACAAGTACAGTTTGCCAATAGCTATGATTCCTAATCATATGGAAGCTATTAAAAATACAGGTGAGTCATTTAAGATTCATACAATTAAATAACAACAAGGAGGTACGATTATGAATCCATTATTATTTCGTCTATTAAGTGAAGCTGGAGACGATGACAAGAAAGACAAGCCTGCTACACTAGAAGATGCACCAGGGTCTGCTGACCTAGATATGTCAGATGAATTAAGTGCAGCTGATGATGACGGAGGTGATTCCCCAGATGATACTACTGGCGACGACACTACGGCAGAAGATAACCCAGATGGTACCGGTGGAGATGACATGGGAGATGATACTTCTGGGGACGGCACTGATACTGATGGCGAACCAGATAGTGGTGATGGTGCTACTGAAGACGGCACTGATGGTGACGAATCTGGTGATGGAACAGAGGGAGAAGAAGAGACAGACAACTCAGTCCTCAAAAAGAAACAATTATTAGAGGAAATGTCTGAGCTATATACCCTGATTAGTACAACATCAAATCAATTGACAAAAGTAGATACCATTGGACAAAAGGAGACAGCTCTTATTCGATATGCACAAGATGAGATTGGGAGACTGAAACAAACAGTATATGATTATATGATTTATAAATTTTCTCAGGATAGTTACGAGCAAAATTTGGTACTTTATTACAAATTTGAAACATCTTTGAAAATATGTACTCAAATAATTGCAAAAGTTAATGATATGAGAAATGAAAAATAAACAATTATATAACTGAATTGAAAAGAATCCTATTGTTACTTTGGATAAAAAGGAGAGATTAGAATGATCGAAAACACACCTACGGTTGGCTCATTTATTGAAAACGGAGCGCAAGGTTTCGTGCAAACGTTATCACGCTTATCTGAATCTTTTGCTTCAGAACATAATCTGGACTATGCAAAGGATATCGGCAATATCATCCAGTATGAAAACTTATTAGAACAGTACAAAGAAATCCTTTTAGAGGATTACGTAACTGCTCCAATTAACAACGATGCTGGAATGCACCAACGTAACGCTTTAAAATTAGACCAAATGTTTGAGAATGCTCGTAAAGAAATTCTTTCTGAGTCTTACTCTTCAAACTTAAATCCAATTGTTGGTCTTACATTCCCATTACTTAAACGTTACTGGGTAAACTGTGTATATAAAGACTTCATTCCTACTGAAGTTGCAACTGCTCCAGTTGTTAACATCGGTATCGAACGTCTGTACCTACAAGATTCTAAAGGTAAGAAATTCTACTTACCAGAAGCATTCGACGAAAACGTTGATGAAATCATGGGTGCAGTACGTCAACGCTTAACTGATAAACCAATCGCAGTACCAAATTTCGAATATAACTTAATCGAAGCATCTGGCGGTTCTACATTACAACAAGATACACTTTCTCGTGACTTCTTCATTAGTTCTGTAACTGTAGATGTTAAAGGTACTGACGTTGTTGTTAAAACACGTATTCCTGTTGAAGCTGGTTCTGGTTTATTCAATAAAACAATCACAGCTAAAACAGAAGAAGTAAAAGAAGAAGGTACAGGCAATGTTACTAAACCTGCTGCTTCAGTTACTGATATCGTTCAAGGTTCAGTTGACTTCGAAACAGGTCTTATCAACATTGGTAGCGTACAGCAAAAAATTAAAGCATTTACTGTTAGCGGTTCTCTATCTAGTGAAAACCACTTACGTACTGCTTCAAGCGGTTGGGATAAAGAAACGAAACAATTCGTTATTCCTGATGGCGATCATTTAGCAACTGGTCTGACTGAAGAACGTATCAAAGATGAAAAAATCATCTATAACATTGATACAACTGCGAAAGCAATTCAAACAATGACAGACACAGTTACACAATTAAAAGATATCAAAATCAAACGTTACTTAGATGATTCTAAATCTCGTTTAGTTGGTACAAAACATTACCAACGTGCTATCTTTGACTGCAAACCACCAAGCAGCTACACTAAAACTCCAACTGAATGGAGACAAATCGAGTTAAAAGAGACTCTAGACCGTCTAGCAATCTCTTTAAGCTACATCTTACGTAACCAAAACGTATACTTCGCAGTAATGGGCAACCCTATGGATGTTAAATTACTTGACCAAGTAAACTGGATTTACGGACAAGATGCTGAAGTTGGTGGAATTAAACTTGACTACAACATTGGTTTATACAATAACCAAAAACGATTCTTCGTTGTATCATCTGAGCGTGCTACTCAAGGATCATTACAAGTAGTCTTAATCCCAACTACTGCTGAACACATTACTTACAAACATTTCGAATACCAATTCGTAATCTCTAACGGATACCGTATGGCTGAAAACGTACGTATTCCTTCAGTAATGTTATTCGAACGTAGCTTAACTGATGAAGTTATTCCAATTCAAGGTGAAGTTAAACTTATCAACAACGACGTATTAGGTTCTTCTGAAATCTACGGTCGTTACGACGTTTAATATAGCTGCCTGATAATAAAATACCCCATAACCTTTTGGTTATGGGGATTTATTTTTTCGACATGTAAATAACCATAAAAAGAAAGGGGCTTTTACCCATGAAAGATGGAAACCTACAATATTTAGAAGACTGTTTTACAGACTTACAGCTGAATGTCACAACTAGAGAAAAGAAACTAGAAGACATGGCTCGCGTATTGAATCGTAAATTTAATCGAGGTATGAATTGTGAAAGCATTATCATATCACCAAACGATGGAGAACCATTCGTAATGAGTGTATATCCAATTCGTAACCAATTAAACGTATTAGCAAACGATTTAATCTATGGTGAGACTGCCGATAAAGGTAAATGGGAACCAAGTGCAAAACGTGTTATTGAGAACATCCGTTATATCATTGAGATTGACGAACGTGTTCTAACAGACATGGTTGCTAAATTTACTGCAAAAGAATTAACAGCTGTTATGCTACATGAAGTAGGTCATATTATGGACTACAAAGCAAAGCACTCGGAAATGAAGTTGTTATATTCAGATGCTATTTCTACAGAACGTATCAATAATGATGAGTTCGATATTATTACAGAAGCAAGTAATGATAAAGTAAAGAAATCAGCGAATATGATTACTCGTCTTTACATTATTGATTACTTAAAACATGCTCAATTCTTTAATACTGATGAAAGTATTCAAATGGAAAAACGTGCAGACAAGTTTGTAATCGATTGGGGTTACGGGCAAGAATTACATTCTGCCATCCATAAGATTCAAAAACATTATCGTATCCGCTTAGCATCTAGTATGTCAGCAATGGCTAATGCACAAGCTTATGTGAAGATGTTAATGGCGACTCGTACACGTAAACGTTACATTATGGAGAATCTGAAAACCGAAGCTCGTAAAGAACGTCGTACGTATGTTAAGTCTATGATTGATGAGTTCCACCGCTTCCTATTTAAAAATGGATTCGGTATGGAAGACCGTATTAAGCTTTACAGCACGGGTATTCAAGAAGGATTCCTTCGAGAAATCATTAGCCCGATAAAGGTGACGAAGAAAGATATTGACATCCTTGGAGTAGAAATGGAGATGATTGAAACGGTTGATGATAAGATGTCAGTCGTATACAAAATCCATAAACGTATCTCTCAATTGGATGATTCTGCTATCGCTTATAAAGACGACCGTCATAAGATGACAGAAATCAATTCGAATCGTAACCGTTTATTAGAAATGCTGAAGAAGACAAAAGATGTAAAGATTAAAGAAAAGAGTTATGGAATCTTCGTCCAATATCCTGACGGATATCAGGGGTGATAATCTATGGCAATTAAAAATGATCTTCCAGATATCTTTGTCAAAGAAGAAAAGGTAAAGAAGAAAGGGAAGAAGGCTGGTCACTCCACGGGATATTATGTCCACGTGGAGACCACCAATCACTCTTTCTTAAAATTATCAAAACTATTACGTACCAAATTAGGTATTAAGAATAATAAGTTCTTCTTAGCATTATATGATACCAATCTAATTGGTGTTGACCCATATGACCCATCTTTACCATTAGCAATTAAGATGCGTGTCATTAAGGAATGTATGAGGAACTTCTGGTACTTTGCCAGAGAAGTTGCACGTATACCAGTAGCCGGTGCAGGTATCGGTGAAGGTAAACGATTTGAATTACATCGTGGTAATTTGGCTATGCTTTATCTTACGTACTGTAATATTAACTCGTACACAGAACTACCACGACAAACAGGTAAAACCATAGGTACCGCAGTATACTTTGTCTGGCTCTTTAACTTCGGTACGACCAACTCGACCATGATGTTAGTAAATAAAGAGCACAAAGATGCGAAGGACAACTTAACTCGTATTAAGAATATTCGAGATGTTCTACCTGAATACCTTCAATTTAAATTCAAGTTTAATGAAGATGGTAAACGTTTAAAAGCAGAAGAAAACGTTGAGACTGCATACAACGACAAAACACGTAATCGTTTAGAGACGAAACCAGCAGCAATGTCTGAGGAAAAAGCCGATAAACTAGGACGTGGTTGTACACAACCAGTACAATGGTTCGATGAGTATGCCTTCTTAGGTTACAATGATATTATCTTTAAATCGGCTTCACCAGCCGCATCTCAGGCATCTCGTGAGGCTGAAGCAAATGGTAAGCCACATGCTCAGATATTTACATCAACACCAGGGGATATGAAGACACGACATGGACAGGATGCCTTTGCATTCATCAAGATGTCAGCAGTCTTTACCGATGACTTCTATGATTGGTCTATCCCTGAATTAAAAGAATACGTTGACAATAACTCTGATAACGGATTCTTCTATGTAAAATATAGCTACAAACAATTAGGTCGAAGTCAAGCATACTTCAAAGAACAAGTACGTTCTCTAGCGAAGGACTGGGATAAGATTAAACGTGAGGTTCTGTTAGAATGGAATAACAAAGCCGTTAACTCACCATATGACCCAGATGACTTGAATGAATTAGATGACATCAAACGTTATCCAATCTCTAAACCTATCATGATTAACAAGTACTTTAAATTGGAAATCTATGAGCAGGCTGATTATGAATATCCATTCATTATATCAGTGGACGTTGCCGCAGGTATGAGTAAGGATAGCTCCGCTATTACTGTCATATCTACGAAAACAAAACGTCCTGTAGCAGCATTAAAGAATAACACAATTGATATCCCTACATTATCAAACGTGGTATATGCAATCGCAAATGACCATGGACCATTCCCTAACAGTTTAATCGTTGTAGAGCGAAACGGTCAAGGGGAAGGTGTTGTAGGTAACTTAGTACACACTGATATTAAGCATAAGTTGTTCTATGAGATTTCAGGCGACGATACGAAGGAGAAAATGAAACGTGGAGTAATGGCAAATGATTTCGGCACAGAAAGCCGAGTATACGGTTTATGGAACAGTGCAAATGTTCGTGAACGTATGCATGATATCCTTGGTAACTTCGTTCGCAAATACAAGAACCGTATTAATATTGATCTTCTTGTAGAAGAAATCAAAGGTTTACAGTATACAAAAACAGGACGTATCGATCATGCTCCTGGGCAACATGATGACGTTGTTATGGCATACTTATTAGGTATGTATGTATACTATGAACATGATTTATCTCGCTTTGGTATCATTCGATTCCCTGACTTTGAAAACGATGATGAAATCGATGAAGCAATGCTAGAACAAATTAAAGAGTCTGAAGTAAATAAAAATGGTGTAGATGCTGATTTATACCGTACATTAATTGCAGACCTTGATACTATCGACGACCCTCGTTCAGCTAGAATGGCTGAAGCGCAAGAGTTTAGAACATTGAAAGACTATTATGACGATATCGATAAAGAGCGTGAATCTCATTTAATCGGTAACGGTAATAACTTGCAACAGTTCGATGTATTCAAGCAACCCGGTTACAATAGTAACGGTGCAGCTTATATACCAAATATGTATGCACAGCCAAGTTATGGACAGCAATCTTCTAACAATGATGATTATGAAGATTTTGTACGTGATTCATTAGTTGATTATTAGGAGGTGCAAGTATGTCATTTAAAGAAAAGTATAACGGTCTGTATCCTATTGTACCAAAATTTACAAGCATGGAGAATAAATTTGGTAAACTTTATTTTGAAGGTAAATTTTTAGAAAAGTTTGATCCTTGGAAAATATTCGATGACGAATCACCAGACTATGATTCCCGTTTCTTCGAAACTACTGAAAGTAGTACAGGGTATGGTGCATATTTTCATGTAATGTTAAACTACCCTATTAGAGATATCAGTCTTATTCGAGTGAAACATGGTTCAAATACTTCATATCTAACTAAAGGTGTCGAAATATTTGCATTATTGGATGATGGTACCATGCAACGATTGGGTGCATGGTTGATACCAGGAACTAAAGAATATCAACTGGTTGATGTATCGACAAAAACCCCGGCATTCATAACCAAACATTTAGTATTTAGATTTACTACAGGGTATCATATTTTAAATGAAATACAGTTTTATAGTAAGTATCCTGTAGGGGTTAATTCGGTATTATTAGAAATAAATTCAGCTATGTATAGTACTGCAAAATCTAGTGTAGAACTAGTTGAATCTGGAAATAATCCTAGCAAACAGTCTTTCGATAAAGGTAGTGATATATCGGAAGTTATAGGTCAGATGGATTTAATAAAAGCTATATCTGATAAATTTAAAGTTCATATACTAGACTAATTGCAAGAGATGGGAAACCATCTCTTGTAGTTTTTTACATTTTCTCAAACTATATATTAGATATAATAGATATTTACAAGGAGGAGAAACCATGTTAAACATGATGAACGAAAACTTTAGTACGGAAGCAAATGAAACAGAAGATATTATTAGTCAAATGCACTTTGAATTAATCGCTGAGGAAATACAGGAGCAAATCGATAATACGTTTACAAAGAGTAAAATGAACTTCTTAGAAATATATCGTGACCGATATAAATACTTTAAAGAGGAGTATGCTGATAATGAGGAATTCCTTGAGCAGCTAAAACAAGTTCGTAACCAAACGTATGAGAAAATTATCGAATTAATTGCTAAGAAATTTAACCTGGAATATGTAGACATCAATCCAAAGCGTGCAAAGGATTTATATGAATTCTTCGTACTAAAATATGATGAAAACGTGACGGCATTAATTATTAACTTCATTGTAAGTAACCGAAAATTTGTTATCAATGAAATTAAAAATAGTAATACAAGCCGTACACGTGATACTTCTTATGTATCTACCAAAGAACTAATTGTGAATCAGCAAGAAGCGCTGATTATTACACAAGCAAATAAAATCATCTTTGATATTATTCCAAATGCGTTTGATATCGATGATGATACAGAATTCTTAAAATATATTGTAGACTACGATGACACAAGTGTGAACGTAGCTATTAAGAAATTATTCGTAGAGAAACAAACTATTAGTTGCGAGGAGAATTTATTGGAAGAATTCTTAGCTCCAGTCTTACGTAAAGAGGACGGCTATACAGAAATCAAATCCACTGTCGTAACAGAGCTATATGAATTATATGCAAAGAATGTAAAAGATTTTAGTATTGTAGACTAATTACATACTGAGGAGGAATCGGAATGGAAACAGTAGGAACGATTAAAACATTGGGAATCACAGGATGGAATGGGGTATTAGGATACCTATGCACATTAAAAGAAGGTGCCGAATTCATCAGTATCGATGACCTAGAAGTAGGTAAGAGATACCCAATTATGAGTTTTCATTTTAATAAAGAAAAAGGTGCAGGAGATAACTTCTATACGGAAGCTAAACTCGTAAAAGAGTCTGACCATCCTGATGCAAACCTTTATCTTAAACTAGAACTTGACCATGCAATTCGATATGTAAGAATTGTAGGTAACTTAGATATATTTAAAAAGATTAAAGAAAAAGGTCTTGGTACAATCGCGATTAGTAATCGTGCATTTACAGTACCATCTGACCAAATCTTAATTAAAGGTATCCATTATCCATCTGTAGAACGTGCAAATCCAAAGCTTGATATCAAGCGTATGTTTGGAGATAAAGCTATTCTTTCAGATGATGGGTATTACGTATTATTAAATGACGAAGATATGGCTAAGTATACAGAATATTGTAATAGCTGTATTGATATGAAACCTATTGATATGATAGGTGAAATTTATAAAGATTCTATTAAATTAAACCCAGATGTTAAACGTCATGAGCTATTATTAGGTCATACGTATGCATATAAAACATCTGTTAGAACGGTTACTGGTGAACTTACAAGAGAACTTGAAGGTCACTGTACAATTAACGGTATTCCAGTTCTAGCTAATAAAGAAATTGCAATTGAGCAAGCTGAGGAGGAAAAATAAAATGGCACATGAAGTATTAGGAACTATGTATAAAAACTTTGCAGGACAATATATGGTATTATTTAATACTAATTTTAATATTGCTGCAATTCGAGCAGATCGAATGTATTTTGTTATTAGTCCAGAAGGAGAAATTCTTCAAGGGCAATTAAAGAAACGTCATACTGACTGGAGAACATCCACAGTATATATGGAAATCCCTATGATGCTACATGGCGACTACACGTTAATACGAGCTGTATTAGCTTCTGACAATGAAGCGTGTATAGTATCTCTTAAAGAGATGCATAAAGATAATGATAATATCATAATGGTGCCATATGAATGGAATAAATCTCAACCTAAAGTATTGATAGATGGTTTACAGCATGAAATTATTCGTTATATCACTGACGAAGAATTGGATACCTTAGGTGATAGTGAAATGAGCCGTATTGTAAGAACTGATTATGGGGATGCTGTTATGGTATCACATGATGCCATGGTATTTATCGATCAAGATCGTATTAATCTCAACAGAACACATATGGCTAACCAATTAATCGTTGGTAAGGTTTGGAATGATGAATGTACTGTAATGATGCTAGATAAACATATCAGACATTATCATTTAATGTATAATGGTCGCTATGCAGTAGAAGGTAGATATGGTGGATTCTATGATGGTCACCTTGTACCTGATGCTGATGGAGCGCCTAGACTTGAAACTTCACACGGTAAATGTTTCATTCTTGCTAGTGAAAGTATTATGGGTATTCGTCCAACAGTAACTGATGCTGCGGGAGTAGTAGACCCATCAGAAGTACCAAATAAAAAATAAAACTATTCCTGAGGAGGAACTAACAATGACAGTAGTATTAAAAGATTGTGACAAATATATTATTACACCTTATAATGAGGACGATGAACCAACGGTTATGGTAAATGGGGAAGACCTTCCTTACCTAGCTCGTTATGAAATTGATATGGCTACAGCTGTAGAAATTACTGCGGAAGACTTACATGACCATGCTGTAATTACAGATGATGGTATGGTAGCTGTATTATCTGAAGAGGATTACAATCACTTCAAATCTACTTCTATGCGTGCCTAGGTGATAGCTATGGAAAATATCACTGAAGCTATAGCATCATTTCGTCAGAGGATAGCTGGTAAACAATTACCAGCTTCTCTTCGAACTAAAGTAGAGAAAGAAATAGATGAATGTTGTAAGACTAAACTTGATTTAGAGTTGATGCTCAATAGTTCATCTATGGTAAAAGAACTTGCCCATCAATGCTCAAAGAACTTTATTGATGAAGAGTATAGAAGTGTAGCGTATAATCTTATTTGTACAGCGTTAACACCCGCTACATAAATATTAGAAAAAGAAAATATAAACCATAAATTAAGAGAAACCGAGGAGGAAATTAAAATGCAAAACAAACGTGAAGAAATCGAAACAGTAGTAGGACAGGTATTAGAAGGTAAAGAAGACCAAGTACAACCTGGATTTAAAGAAGCTCTAACTAATACTATTGAAAAATTCGATGGAGCACTACAAGGATTAGCAGAACAAGAAGCTGCTGAACTTGCTAATATCAATTCTACTGACGGTATTACTATTACTGGTTCTGATATTGTAGCTACACAAGAAGAAAAGAAATCTAACGCTGTAGTAATTGCAGGAGCAGGTAGCCATAGAATTGATCCAAAAATGTTAAGAGAATTACAAGACATGAATGTGCAGGTACTAGGAACTGATGTTTCTACACGACCTGATCAAACAAATATTACATATATCTCACCAGATGACTTAAAGAATAAATCTGCTGGTGAATTAGCAAATGCTCAGTTTAATCAATTATTTGATGGATTAACTCCTGAAAAGATTGATGAAATGACTGATGAAGAGATTTGTAAAGTCCTTCCTCCAGTCATGGTTCAGAACTCTGAGAAATTTGTAAGTGAAGTTGGAGAACATACACCTGAAGAATTCCGTCGTGACTTCTTAAAGTATATGGTTGCTCAAACTAACCTTGATAAAGTTATCGAGGAAGAGAAAAAAGTATTAGAAACAATGATGCAACAATTCCATCAGGAATTAGCTGGATTAGTTAAGAACCTTGATTCACAAGAAGAAATTCTTAAAGTGGAAAAAGAGATTGAAGAAACAACTGATCCTGAAAAGAAACGTCAATTAATTGAATTACGTAACATCCTACATGGTAGCTTATACTTAAACAATTTAACTGATCGTTTCCATAACCTAGGTGGTAAAGCTGCTGTAATGAAACGTGTGAAGAAGGACTTCAAGAAAGAAGAAAAGAACTTTAATCGTTACGTAAAGAACGATAAGAAGAATATGTTCTTAGACCCACGTTACTTACTAACAGACTTAAAGAAAATTATTCCGAACCGCTTCCATGGTCAAATCGAAGGTATCTTATACCTATTATACCGTGAAGTCACAAAGAATAAAAAGATCACTATGTCTACAGCTTCATTTGTTAACTACTTCTTAGTAAACGTTACGAAGTGTGTAGAGAACAATGCAAACGAAGACCGAAACGTTGCTGAATTTAAACAAAGCTTAATCGACTTAGCAACTTTATTGAAATAATATACTAAACATATTTATAAGGGAAATCTTCCCTCTGTCTAGTTTGTATTATCATGTATCCATGAGATTAAGCACGAGTAGAACCTTCGGGTTCTACTCACTTTTATTTTCGTAACATCTAATTATAAAATAGAGGAGTGATATTATGAAGACAAAACCATCTTACTTTGCAGAGAAAGATGAGAAGTTAATCTTCACTGGTGGCTACTTAGAAGTCTATATTCCTGATAGTTTATTCTCATCGGGTATTGCCACGGTTATAGGAGAGAAAGTGGAAACGATGGGATTATTCAACTTCTGTGTGATGAATAAGCCCACTGACAAGAGAGATTTCTCTAAATTAAAAACGTTCAACGTTCCTTGTAAGATGATTACGAAGCCGAATATCATTGAGAAGGAAACACTTACATTAATTCCTGGTCATGAAGAAGAGAAGTATTATGTATTAAAATACTTTAACGGTGATGTCGTTATGACTTCTACAAACGTTATCGCAACGATTGATAATGTAGAAGCATTTATTAAGATGCTGAATGATGGAAAGATTCCTAGAACGATTCCTTACGACCAGTTATTAAATATCATGATTCGTAACTTAGAATTAAACTCTGTTAACCTACAAGTTCCAGGCACACTAATGTCTTGTATTATCTCAGAGTTATCTCGTTCGAAGAAAGATATTGCGAAACCATTCCGTTTAGAGATTGGTAAGAATCCGAATGTATCTGTATATGACTACATAGGTGTTAATAACCGTACGGTATGTTCAATGAACTCAACGTTCACAGCATTGACATTCGAGGACTTAGATTCTATGGTAACATCATCAATTAACCGTACTCGACACAATCGAAGTCAGGCTTACACACCAGTAGAAGAACTTATTAAAGTATAAGAAAAACCCATACTACATTCAGGTAGTATGGGGTCTTTTTTTGCCTCCTCGCAATCTTGTAATGGAACATAAGATTAATATCTTATGACTTAAAAGATTGGAGGTTTTATTTATGGCTATTGCTCCAGGTTTATACAAACATCCACACGATACACTTCGTGTTCAGGACAATACCGAAATTAAAACAGATTCCTTCGTAAACAATGGTGCAGTATTAATTGCTCCATTCATCTCTGACAAAGGTATCGATGGTCAAATGACACTTTTACGTGACTTAGCTATCACCGAAAGAGATTACGGTAAAGGAAACTTTAAAGTACACGGTCAAGGGTACTACAACGTACTATCTTGGTTGCGTAATGGTGGACAAGTACGAGGAATGCGTATTACAGCGAAAGATGCTACATATGCAAACGTACTTATCATGGCAAAAGTGGCAGTCTTTGACAAACAAAAGACTGACTCTAAAGGGAACCCTCTTTACATTGATGCTGTAACTGGTCAAGAGACTACTACTGCTTCAGGTAACGTTCCTATTAAAGAAAAGAAAGCTGAAGTTAAACTTTTCGCTGAAAAGTATGACAACTTACGCGACGTGAACGATGACATCGAAATTCTTATGAAAGAGAAATACGATGACTCTAATGCTGCGGATGGGATTATTTTCCCACTTTACTTATTCGTATCAAAAGGTCGTGGAGAATTCGGTAATGCTTACCGCATCCGCTTAACTCCATCTCCATCTCGCGATAAAGAAACTGTTTATCGTAACTACAGCTTCGAGTTATTTAACAACGAGAACGGGTTACAACGTGTTGAGGTACCATTAAACATCTCTACATTCCCAGATGCTCGTAGTGTCTACAGCCGAAGCGAGTACATTGAAGATGTACTAAAACGTAACATCTTCCCAATTAACACTTTCGCTATTGAAGATTCATTCTATCAAATGGCTGAAATGTTACGCCCTGTAGTTCAACAAGAGCATCCAGAAGCGGAGATTAAACCAGAAGAAATCGACTTCTTATTCTTCCGTAACCGTGATACTACGAACTACAAACACATCACAACTGCTAAAGATAGCATTAACCTAAGTTTATACGAAGGTTACCCATTAGCAGCTGGTGACGATGGAGCGTTCAAACGTTCTAACCGTGACCGTCAAATCGCTATCAACGAACGTTTAATTGATGCGTTCGACGGAAAGATTGATAAAACAATCTTAGACCGTAAACGTAACCCTGCTAACGTAGCTTTAGATGCAAACTATCCATTGGAAGTTAAGCAAGCTATGATTAACTGGCGTTACCTACGTGATGACCTACCATTGTACTTAGATGCAGGTATGTCTCACACAATTCTTGACTTAAAGACATGGAGACAAACTGAGTTAACAGTTAACTCTTACGGAGTAACTATCATGGCTCAAAACTTCATGACTTATGATGAATACACAGGTAAGGATATTCCAGTAACAATGACTTACCTTGTAGCTAATACAATGCCAGCACATTTCGCTTCTTATGGAAATCATATTCCATTAGCAGGTGACTTCGTGAAGCTGAACCAATACATTATTCCTAATAGTGTACGTCCTGCTGTGGCTGAAGATGCAGATAAATCTGATCTTTACGAATTACGTTTGAACTACTTAGAAGAAGAGTACGGTGAAATCACATTCGGTACTCAGTTATCTTCTCAGTCTAAAGACTCTCAGTTATTAGACATGAACAACGTTCATACGTTATACGATATCAAACGCGATGTTGAAATGCTTAGCCCTAAATTCCGTTACAAACCAAATGAAACGGAAGAGGACTTAAAAGAATTCAACCGTATGTTGGACATGCGTCTAGCTAAATATCGTGACTTCAAATGTAAGTTCATTGAAGGTGTGATTACGAAGAGTTCAAACCCTGACACTCCTCGTCGTATCCAAACGGCTATCCGTGTCGGATTTAAATCTATCACTGAAATCAATGATATTACAATCTCAATTGACCGCGTGTAATTCGCGGTCTTTTTATAAGAAAGGAGAGATCAACCTATGTCTACATTACACACATCTCAAACTGGTTTACGTCAAGTAACTCGTGCATACGATGATGTAGATTTATTTAAGGGTATACTGAAATTGGATAATGCTAACATTAACCAGTTCGACCCAATGATTACTGGTTACGCTCAATTCTACTGGGTTAAACTACCTCCGTTCATGACGCAAGGTCACCCAGAATTAACTACGCGTTTCCGCAACTACACAGAGAAAGGTCATACTTCATTCGATGGAATTCAAGATATGGCAGTAGACTCTGAGGATATGACTGGTGGTATCGCTGGTAACCAATTCAAAATGGTTACAAATATGAAGGATGACTTCGATACTTTCACTATGAAAGTATATGAATTACAAGGTTCTCCTGTTCGTGAAGCGATCAACTACTGGGCAACAGGTATTCGTGACCCTAAAACTGGTTACGCTACTTACCACGGATTAGCTGATACAATTGACGGTGGATACTGTGCTAAAAACCACTCTGGCGAATTACTATACGTAGTAACTGACCCTACTGGTGGTTCTAAAGGTATTGAGTACGCTGCATTAATCGCTAATATTGTACCAACAAAGATTCCAAAATCTCACTTGAACTTGAACCACGGTGAACACGGTCTTGTACAAATTGACCTTGAATTCACTGGTGTTAAATACGAATCCGTTTACATTAACGAATACGCTAACAAAATCGTTCAAGCGCGACGTAAGATCGAGAGATACGATCAATTCCGTCCTGTATTACCAGAAGTGTGATAAAAATAGACTATACCGTAATGGTATAGTCTATATCTTTTGTCATTTTAGTAACCTGATGTATCATCGCCGCCACCAGCGTTCTTCGCTTTAGCCGCTTTCTCTGCTTTTTCTTTCTCTAATTGCACACGAGCCTGTTTCTCCATTTCAGCAAATGATGCCCAAGGGACAGATGGTGCATACTGTTTCATAATAGATAAGTTTAGTATATCTAATAAACGTTGTGCATCTTCATCTTGGTTGTTATCTCCAATCATTGCTCCTGAGATAGCATTCGCTAAATCTCTTGCATTATTAATTTCATCTAATGCATTCTGTAATACTAGATTCGTCGGTGCTTGGAATGAAGTTGTTAAGCTATTGATTTCACTTTCTCTATCATCCAACTCACTACGAAGAATTGCTTTAATGAATTCCGTATTCGGTTCATTTAAATCCAACTGCCAACCTAATACCCGACGTAGGTACTTGGTACTTAACATAGTTAAGGTCTTAGCAAAGTCTACGTCATTAGAAGCGTTCAATAGCACGCTTGGAACTCCGGTCCCACTGACAATAATCTCTTCTAGCATCTCCATCATTTCATCTTTTACCTGCACATCTTGACCTTGAATGATGTCAAAGTCAATCGGACGTTTACCATCTTTATCTGTAGGTAAGAATAAATCTGTAAATTTAGTCGTAGTTGCAATCATACGAGGAATGTTATTTAAATGCATTAAAGAACGATTGTCCTTTTTAATCTCATTGATTGCATGGTTTACTACGCTTGATACATCTGGTGCTACACCACTATTAATGTAGTATGCACGAATATCATTAGAACGAGAAATACGCATCATGATATTAGACATTAATAATCCTAAGTATAACTTCGCAAAGAATAATACATTGTCTAATACAGATTTCCCACCATTGATTTCAAACTTGTATACTTCATCAGGACGTAAGTATGTTACTTTAACAGCATTACGGTTATGAAGTACTTGGTGGTATTTTAATAATCCGTAAATCTCATCTTTAATGTGAGCATTCTTCTCTAAGAACTTCTTATCTAGACGATGCAATAATAGTTTCGACAAGTTACTGTAAGCATTCTCAACAGAGTTAGATACCGTCTGCTTCGAAGCACTTTTCTTAATGTTCTGTGCCCACTGTTGTGGATTATAGCTCTTACGGAGAGCTTGTTGTGTATCATCTGATTCAATGTAGTAATACCCTAGACAGATATCGTCTACTTCTAATGGAATGACTTTACGGATATCTAACTGCTTGATAACGACCCCTTTTAAAGAAGCTGTATCAGCATCAGTTAGTTCTTTTATCTCATCGGTAGATTTAAATCCGTCATTTATAATCTTACCGTTTGCTTCTAATTCTTTCGCAAGTGTTTCCGATTTATCTTTCTTCTTCGGAGCTTTCTTCTTAATCATGTTTTGTTTCTTTGCCTCTTGTAGTAGCTCCATATCTACAAGATTTACAGCACCTTCTTGAAGAACGAATGAGTCTACCGTTTCCACGATACTACCTTTCAGGTCTTCAATAGATTTTGATTCATAACATTCTGAAAGATTCATCGTAAACGATTCAGTTAGAAGTTCTGTTACTTCCTCCGTCTTACCTTTGTAAGATTCAGATAAAGTCGTTCTACCCATCATTTGCTGTTTTGCAAGTTGCATATCTTTATCATTTAAAAGATATTGGAATGCTCGACTGTAAGGGATAGCTGCCACGTAATGCTTACCTTGGATAGCAGTTTTATTTACAATCTCTTTGATATGCTTATTGTACTTATACTCAGATAATACTTGCATTGACTCTTTTCTGAAATCGTCATCTTCTTTTAATTCTACATCAGCTTTCATAAGAGATAACACTACTTGTTTCGTGAAATCATCTGGTGATAGAATGGAATCTGTTATCGCATTGATTGCGTCACCAAGCTGAGGGATTAAGTTAACGACAACATTTAAATCCTCGTTCTTACTAATTGTCGAGTTTAATTCAGAGTAGATTTTATAGATGTCACTAGCTCCATCAGGATTAGATAAAGCATCTTTAATACGGTTAAATGTTTCTTTATCTTTACCACCTGAGTTACCGTAGTAACTTTCCAGTCCACCTATTAAGTCTCCATTGGCAGAACCTGTCTCCCTTTGGATTAATTCCGATACGACATCATTGACACGTGATCTTGTACGTTCTCCATCACGTTGTACATCATTGGCTGTACCATATACCTGTGTTTCCAGGTCACGGTTAATATCAGCTTGAGCTTTTAATAAAGGCTCTACTGGTTTTATGTTAATATTGGATAGATTTTCCGTTTTTTTCATAAAAAAATAAAGACTTATGGTTTTACCCATAAGTCTTCTACACCTCCCCTTTGAGTTTTTAGAAGTTAATTATGAGATACATATTTGATATAATATAGTGTTTTTTATGTACATCTATTATTGCTTTAAATAGATGAGGTTCATCTGTCTGATGAAAAGTCACGTATACTTTATCATTTTTCTTATATCCCTTAATCATCTTCTTACTCACTCGGACTATCATACTTCCTATCTGAACGGTATGTACTGATTTTGTTTCATTAATTTCATAAGCTACTTCTGACATATCCCCTGAGATAACTGTACCTGAATCCGATACCGTAGGTATATTATTATATTTATTCACCTTCTGTACGATAGGTTTCAAGTCTTTCTTTCGTCTAGATAATTCAATTGATTCTTCGTCATTACCTAGTCTAATGTACTTACTGGTCACATCTAGAATCTCTGGCTGTTTCACTACTTTATACAAGCCAAAGAGTTCTTTTCCATCTACACAAATACCATCTAGTAGACTGAATAATTCTTTATATTCGGAGGAAATCGGAGTAACGACTGATACTCCGACTGTTTCATCTCCAAATACATCTATTACCGCAGACATTACTTTACCATCTTTGATAATGTATCCACTGTCTTTACGCAAGTTTTTACAATCTTGATTCATTGCGTTTAATACTTTCGGGTTAAACTCTACCATGTAACCTTCACCTTCTCCGATAGTCTGGTCGCTTTTACTTTACGTATTTCGACACCTTTCTTATTCTTCTTCTTGTCATCTTTCTTAACTTTAGATACATATTGTACACGAGCCTTACGTATAGCACGTTCCCCAAGCTCATGTCCGAACTCTTCAAGCATATCTTCAGCAGATGGCATACCCATCCAACGATGCATGAATTGAACTGGTTCGTTTAATTCTAAATCTTCAATGAACTTACCACCTCTATCATACTTGTCCATATCAGTGATAACTTCTCGTTTCGTAATGTTACGATTATCCATAATGACTCGACCCAGCTGCGTCGTAGCAAATATGTTGAATATCATGATAATCGATGGATATAGTGAACTATAGTCAAAGTCCATTACGTTATTAAATACATTTCGTGATTGATAGTTCTTCAAGATATTCATACCTGTAGGCAAGTTTAACTTCGGATCACCAACTACGGCACCCTCGAAGCGCTCTTGGTTCTCACTATCTCCTGAACTTTCACCATAGGTAATATTATGATTATTACCCATAACTAATCCTTGCTCCTGGAACTCCATTGCTGCTTTATTTCTCAGGAACACAGTTTCTTTATATGTTTTATTGAATCGTGTACTAGAGTCATATGCTTTATTAAACAGTAACTCGATATCATTTAATTTATTTTCGATTTTCATCTGAATAAGTACATCTCGAATATTGTATCGTACAAACATCTTGTAATCTACATAAGGTAAGTTTCTGAAGTTTGCTGTACCCGTATATTCTAACTTCTTAGCTCCTACTTCTCTATCACCTATGTAATCTAACTTATAGCTATCTAACTCTGCACCCGATTTACGAATCGCTGCATAGTTAATCATTTGGTCTACCCATACTGTAAAGCTAGTTAGTGTTGCATAATCACCTTTACGGTTAATTTTAAAGTTACGTTTATCTGCATAGTACCAACACTCTTTATACTTGAATGCTTCATCCGTCATGATGTCTTCTGGGTCAATTCCTAATCGTTCGATACGGTGCATAATGTACTGAAAATCGAACCCGAGGTTCCATACCATCATAAAGTCTACACGGATAATATTAATAATCTGGAATAACTTTCTGATTAATTCTATCTCAGTATCACACATGATAATATGGTACTCAAGTTTACCGAATTCTGGTTCGAACTCAGCTTCAATCTCTTCAATGAATCCTGGAATGTCTTGCTCGAATTCCGCAATCAATGGATTCTCTGAGTTACGTAATAATAGAGTGAACGATTGTTTCTTATCATTGTCCACAAGTGTTACAGCATTAATAGGAGCAGAACCTTCTACATTCTTCATATCAATGTTTCCTGCATAGATATCTGCCTCTATATCTAGGAACCCCTTAGTTAACTTAAACTTCTCTTTTGTTCCAAAGTGTTCTAGACATTTAAACTTATAGAAATCCTCTACATCTACATCAGATGAGAAGATACGATTCCATTTATGGAAGTTCTTTAATTCAGAAGAACGTCGTTCTTTAATCATCTGCCAATACTGGTTGACGGCTTGCTCACCAATTAGACCAGCTATATCTTTCAAGACATAACGGTAACTTAAATCAACCTTATTAACTTTATCGGCTTCTATACAAATCATAGGATAGTCTATTTGGACATCATCCTTTGCCACATATGCTTCAATCTGTGGATTCTCAATAATCTTTAATTGCTTCTCACCCGTCTTTATGTTTTTAATAATTAGTGAGATAGCGTCTGGAGTCATATCATCTCCATCACGTTTAGGCTTGTGGTACATCTGATTTAATAAGATGTAATCCCCGCCTTCTGGCAGTCCCAGTAGTTTGGTCATATCCATATTAAAATTCCTCCCTTTATTCTCGGTTAATGAAGTGTTTCCCTCCTTTTCAATTTCAAGTCTTTTCTCTTTCACTTAGATAATATATATTTAAGACGAATGTTAAACTTAAAACAATATATTATATACGTAGAGGAGGAATATATATGAAATTAAGAATAGCAAAGGTAAAACGTGTAGAACCCAAATCACAAAAGTTACCTACTTCTATACCAAGCGTGTATAAAGAAGAAAATGATAAGGACTTAGCAATCTTAAATAGCCTAATGGCTAGTACTCGTATACGAGATAAAATGCACGAAGATAAAAAAGAAAAAGAGAAAAAAAAGAAAGAGAAACCATCGAAGAAGAAAAAAAGCGGTAAGAAACGTCAAAGTGCTATATCAGCACTTTACGAGATGAGTGGAACAAATAAAGATATATTTGGAGAAGGTGGTGGTGGAACTCCTGTACCTGCAACAAAAGCAGATAAGAGTGCAGAAGACTTCTACGAACAACGTTTCGATGGCTCCATTATGATGCTACGCGACCTACTTAAAAATATTAATCATATGACAGAAGATGGTCAAGCATTCTTAGATATGCTGAAAAAGACACCTCATTATAGAGGCTACTTAACAGCTATTACGAACCAAACATCTAACTTAGCTTCACTAGTAAATACAAAGTTAAGTATCGTAAAAGAGATTACATCTGTTAATAAAAGTATCTCTGACCTTGAGCTTAAACGTGCGGCTAGAGAAGCGAAAGAAGGTAACGCTGCGGGTGGAGCTGGTGCTAGTGATGAATTCTTAATCAACCAAGCATTTGCTCAATTAATGGATACTGATACACCTACCGTTACAACGAAGAAAAAGAAGAAGAAAAAGAAATTGGAAGAAGACCCGAATTATAACTTCGGTATTCCTGAAGATGAAATTGCATTGGAAGACTTGGGTGAAGAGGATTTCGATGATATGATTGATGCACGCTTCGATCAGCTCGTTGAGGCTGAAGATATTGTCTTAACAGACAATGAGCAAGCATTCCATTATGAAGGTGATACTGGTATTAAGATTGTTATCCGTAAATGGTTACCATCAGAAAGATGGGAGTTCGAAGCGGTTAACGCTTTAGGAGAAGTGTTAGATGATCATCCGTTACCAGATAGAGACTCTGTTGGACGTATTCAATTCGATAAAGATAAAGGAATTGCACGTGACAGATTAGGTACGGTTTATGAGGTTATGTATTCGAGATAAAAAGGAGTGGTATAGGCTGAGCGCCTATACCACTTTCTTTGTCCATAGTCTAAGTACAATAATATACCTGAGGAGGAAATTCGGAATATTTTCCGATTATAATAATGTTGGGTAATGTAAGAGTAAAATAGACAAAAAAAGAAAGGAAGCGTTAATTCGCTTCCTTTTCATTTATTACAAATCTTTATCGGTTGCCGCATCAACGATTATGTTATGGAAGTTTCTAAATCCTCCTGTACCTAATCGTCTAGAAGTAAATAGATTTGGTTTAAGTCCTTTGATACTAGCTACCCCATCTTTTGCACGATAGGCAATAGACAGGCTATCTGTACCTAAACTATGAATGACAAACTCTTCTTTCATAGGTTGGAATGTACCATTGGCTCCAATTAAATCAAAGCGGTAGTTATCGACAAATTCATTGTTCTTTGTTTCCATTGCTTTTATAAACTCTAATACTTCTAATGGACCAGTAAAGCAATGAGTAATCTCCCCTGATTCGCCATCATTATATGCAATTGTGACTGACTTAGTATTATCATATTCTGTAAGCCTTACATGACCTGCAATCTCACGACGGATCATAGCAATTATCTCATCGTGAGCAATAGTTAATACTAACCCCTTTAAGTCTGTACTTGAAGAAAGCAATTTTAATAAATGTGGCTGTGTTCCCATCGTACTTGTCTCCCTCTAAGGTATATTTTTTTAATATACTTTTTATCTTATCGTTTCCATTTGCTTCCGCTTGGACCGAATAATTCGTCAAACTCCCCCGTGCTTAAATTAGCATATTCCTCATCAGATTCATCTGGATGTGTTGCTCTACCTTCTAATCCAGTGACTAATTCACCGACATCCCATTTTCTATCCCCTGCTAAATACATTGCATAACTAAACGTTGGTAACATATCATTCACATATGTAGCCCATGGTTTCGTTGCATCAATATATTCTTTATCGATACCGCAATTGACATAGTATAAAATAGATAATGTGTCTGAGCAAATAGCTTCTTCTTGAATAGTAAAGCATCCACCAGATTCATCTAACGTCCCACTTACTTCAATGTAGTTGTACGTACTTATCCCGTTCTCGTACATATCTTCTGAAAGCGCATCATTCCGTAAACGCATGACATCCTCCAGCACATCTAGTGGTGTATAATATTCTTTGTTCCATACCTTACCATTCTCTATATAGGTAATAGATACGGATTGAGCTTTCACACTATCAATAATTTTTACACCTTCCACATATTCACTTAGCATAGCTGTAATTACTTTATGTGGTATGTGTATTTTAAAATCTTCCGATGCACTATCCGACAATAAGCTAATTTTATGTGTATCAAAGTGTCTTTTTAAATATCCGTTTCTCATTTGAGCCTTTCCCCTTTTTAAGGGTGTACCTTTTGGATACACCCGTTTATATTTTTTATTTATCTAATATTAATTGAATTTAATACTTGAGCATAATTATTGATTACAATATAAGTTTCATTATAAGGATGCTCCTGTGTTGCACGTCTTGTAGTTAGATGATAGCATTCATCCATATCAACTGTAAAGTCATGGTACATTGAAGATTGACTACCCCAGTTAATTTTGATGAATCGTTGATATGCACCTTTTGTTAACGCTCTAAATGTAACGTGTTTATTCTTACCAATCGTTACCTCACCCTCCAGTGAAATAACATTTGATATAGGAATTCCATTTCGTAAGCACATTGTTTCTAACGCTGTATCTGTATACACTTCTGGATGTTGAGGCAATGCTTCTAAATACTCCTCTGAAACACCTGCTATTGTTAAGTTTGTTGAAATATCAAAGCTATATATGTTTTCTGTATTTTCCATGTTATTGTTCCACCTTTCCGATGCGACTGATTCTGTTGTACGTTACTTCTTGATTTGGTACGACAATTAATAATAGATTCTTATCATCAGATGTTACTGTTTTAGCATGTACGATATACTGTAAGTAATGTAGTGCTAATGTGTGTTCAGTACCCCATTCAAATACAAACATTAAGAATTTAGGGTCTTCCAAATTCAATCTGATATCGGTTACGTCAGGTGTGTTATCTGATTCGCTCACTATAACATTTCGATCTACTTCAACTATTGTAGAACCAACAATGTTTACGTCAGCTAGAGTATATTCCGGTACATCTACTCCAATACTCATTACCTTTGTTACATCGAATCCTTTATCATAACAGAAATCGATTCCTGGGTTATGGTCATTTAATCGACTCCAATATAGTCTCATAAACGTAAATGCATCTAAATAGCGTCTTTCCCCTGTAGCTACATCGTTGATGTCTACAACATCATTTGCAGTACTATTAACACCAAATGCACCAGACCATTCACTCATTTTAGAGACATCTTTACGTTCAATAATGAAACGATAGTCTCCTTTAAACCCAAAATTCTTTAATTCTACTGCCAGTTCGTTTTCGTGAAACTTTGTCATTTTATAACTCTCTCCCTCGGCTTTATAGTGACTTGTATTTTATACACGTCTAATATGATAATGTATATGTATAAGAGCGTTTATTACGAAAAAAAAAGCTAGGGAAATTAATCCCTAGCTCATCGTACGATCTCAATATCTTCAAGAAATTCCATTCCACCAAGATAGAACTCTGGTAGTTCAATGATAAACATTGTTTCATTATCAAATACCGCACTTCCAGATTTATATGTTTTATTATAGATAACTGTAGAATCAGACTCATATTTACCAAGCCACTCTACATCCGTAATATCGTTAGAAGTGAATCCACCCCAACGAACTGTTACCATAACATGGAATGGCTGTGTCGATGTTTTAAATTCAATCTTTTCACCTTTTTGTGTAGCATCGCCAAATACGATAGATACCATTGTTGCAGACACTTGATTAATTGAACTAAAGAAATTAAACATAGAGTCCTGTGCTAACATAGGTGCTACATATTGCTGGATAATCTCATATCCACCCAATGTGATCTCACGTCCAGGCATTTTTAAATCTTCTATTGTAAACTTCCCAGTTGTAGTATCTTCTTTAATAATTCTAAATGTATCAGGTAGCTTCTGTAGCTCCTCTACATCCGATGTTTCGTACACGAATGTAATCTCTGGGAAACCTTTATCTTCTAATTTTCTTTCATATAACATTTTCATCTCTCCCTTTATAGTATAATATAATGGTCAAACTTTTCTAGATTTATACAAAAAAAGAAAGACGTTTAGGTCTTTCTTCTTTAGACTTATCCGTAATGGATAAGTCTCTATCTTCGTTCTTTTTCTCTTCTAATTGTTTCATTTTAAATTCTAGTAATAAGTTCTCAAGTTCAAATAGTTTCTTATTGAGGTCTGACAAATTATATCTCCTTACCAGATTGGTTTAATTACATTCATAATCTCAGGATCAAATTCAAGAATAGCAAAGTGCGCTGTTAGTACACCTAACTGATAATTATGTCGGTATAACTGTTTCGCAGAACCGTAATCAAAGTCTTTAATTTCGTCTGATGGTCCAGTAACAACTTGGATAATCATATGTGTAATATCTTGATCTGTTGCTTCAAATATAAATTCTCCCATTTCAGTTCTTGTGCAACGACCACTTACTCCCATAAAGTTTCCTGGATGGATACGAGTACGCTTTGTAAAGCTTAATGAATCTGGATGATGTCTCGTTGCAATTTCACTAAGGTCTTTAAATAGTTGGAATAGACCAAAATGCATATCTTTATTTTCTAAAATGATTGTACCATCTAATCGAACTTCTTTAATTGCAGGTAAATCTATTTCTGCTAACCCATCGTTGATTGCTTGTGTGCTTACTGTAATCTTCACAGTAGGCATTCCGTATTCAGTTAAAACCTCGTCCATTGTTTCTGGTAAATTCTTAGTTTCGTTTGTCATTTTTAAACACTCCTCAGTATAATTTAGAAGCATATATTTTGTATATGCTCATTAATATAATGTATCTTTATATTACTTCTTGTTACGTTTTTAGCTTAATGTGATTTCATCCATTGGATGACCTGCTTTTACTCGTTTAATGAAATGAATTCGATTACAGCGCTTACCATCATAACGCTCTACGTTAGACTCACCGATTGTATATAATGTATCAATTTTATTTGTATTGTCGTATACGTATACATAATCATCAAGGTCACCACCGTATTCAAATGCTGTATATGAATATATCTCATTTGAACCTGGTGTCATGGAGAATAAGATTTCATCATTCGCATCAATTAGGTTACTACTTGATAACATGATGTATCCTCCATTTACACGAGATTGATCTTTACCGAATGTTTCAGCCATATCATAGATTGCTCGTCGAGCAATACCACCTAGGTATAAAGCACATTCAAAAGCTTCATCGAAATCAAATGATTCACCATCATAAGAACCTTCAATGAAGAATCGACCCTTGCTAATAGTTAAAGAGTCAACTGTAATCTTTTGTGTTAAACGTTTAATATGATTAATTAAACTGATAATCTTATCCGAACTTAATTCCACATAAAGTGTTTTTGCAACACCGTTAAGTGTTATATCAAATGATTTTACATAAATAGCTGCCATTATATTCTCTCCCTCAATATATCCGAACGATTGCATAAGCGATAGTATGCTTTGGATATTCTTCTTTTATATTGTAAAACACCGCTTCTAATCTTGGATCATCGAATATCAATTTCTCTAACGACCTTCGATTCAAATGAGTTCTAATAATACGATGTGTAGGATTCTCGGATGTCATGATAAATGTTCCACCTGATGATGAAACATATGGTTTCTTATAAGTGCCTTCAAACTCAAAGTATGTGAAACTTGTTGTTCGAATATCCTTTGGGTGAAGTATGACGGGAACGATTTTCCGTTCTTTCATATCACACTCAAATTTAGCTTTCAGGAAATCTTGTATAGAAGCAAAGCCAATCTTTCGATCTACTTGCTTTCCGAATACAGCTGGGAAAGATTCTATTGCTCGAATCGTTCCTTCTTTTGTCCATTCGTCTAAGGTGATATGTCTTTCTCCCATCCTCATCTGTAACCAGTCCACATCAAATAAAATCCGATCAACGTTATTTACTTTATAAATAACGGTCTTTCTTGCATTCGTATATAAGAGACTCATTTTGTAAACCTCCGTATTTTATTATACTACTTAGCTATCTTGATAGATTGCTTTACATCAAATGCTGGGTTTAACCAAAGAATTGATTCACATTCCCAATAGAAGAATGGGTTATCATTAATCATGAATGATAGACTTTCTTGATACGTCATATCATACTTGATTATTTGTGGCGAATAATAAATGCCATCATAATCTTTAGCCAATTTTTCATAATCTAATAATACATCACTTATGGAGTAATGTTCAAGTAAACGTTCCATTTCTTTCTTTGTCACACATAAGAGTCTAGCATCTTCTCTTGGATGAATGACATGACCGTAGTGCTGGGTATTCTGCCAATATGGTGAACCGATATCTGTACAATATTGATACCACCATGAGTAATCTGTTTGCAGGAAAGTTGATGTCCAAAGTCCTCCTACCGGTTTATTTAACTTTATTTCGTTATTATCTATAGGTCTAATTTTATCCTTTGAAAATTCCATATCTTGTGTTATGAATAACTGTGCTGTATTCATGTGCTATCCCTCCAAAAATTATAATAGATAGAAGAGGATTATCTCCTCTTCTATACATTTACATTAAGTCCATTCTGGGAACATAGATATTTAGGATAAAATAATGTGAGTCAAATTCAGGAATTCCAGAACCAGACAAGTTATTCCATACATGTCGATGGATTGTAACGACATTCACTTTTGTTTCATCAAACTCAGGCTTAACGAAATCAAACGTTGTTTTACTTGGAATAAACATTCCGTGATGTTCTGTACTCTTACGAGTTCCAAATACTAATTCATTACCGATTACGCATTGTCCAAACTCTTCAGTTCCTTCAGAACCTGATACTGAATTTGAACGATTATAGTTACGCAATGTCAGTGTGTTTTCAAATTCCTTTGGGTCACGAGTTACGTGTACCATGTAACCTAAACTTACATCGACAGTATCAATGATTTTCTTTAGGTATGTAGTAGAGATATCCCCTTCAGCTTTCTGAACGATTAACTCTAAAAGATTAATCTTCTGATTCTCTAACGCGATGTCCTTCATCATTTCTGGTCTAGCTACTGTTGTGATTGTCATTTCGGTTTCTCCTCCTGATAGTATGCTTTTTACATACTATGCTTATCTAATAGTTTTTCTATACCCTACTGTTTTTTACAGTATTGTATTTAAGACACATGATAGCATATGCTTTTTGTCCCTGCTATCCTGGGAAGCTTATTTATTTAACGAGTACTAACTATACTCACAGATATAATGTATAGCCAAGGATACTGTTATTACGATTTTATATATGGGTCTGGTATCTGGTACGTCCTAGGTAAAATCATGTATACTGTCGGATAACCTTTCGATACAGTTTCTCCACAACGTTCAATTCCCAAATCCATAAAGAGTTCTTCCGCTAAGAATACAGCGTTTAAATCCATAATATCACTTACTCGTAATTCTTCAGGTGCTACACAATCTAAGTAAGTTGTAAACTTTACTAACATAAACGCACCATTTTTATTTATATCAAATACTACTGGTACTCCATCATAAGAGTAACCTAATAGTCCACAATTTCCATATAAAATATATTCCACTTCATATAGCGGATTCAACTTGAACCGTTCCCAAGTATCAATCATTCCTGTTGCATGAGCAAGAGATTTAAGTAATTTGTCTCCTTGCTTATGACGTTCTTTTGCATTAAGGTCTTTTGATATTAAATCCCTTAAAGCTTCTCTTTTATAATAAATAGTAAGTTTGTCGGGTGACGGCATTGTCACTCCTGAAGCTCCAAATGCTCTCATAATTTCCATTCCTCCTACAAAAAAATAAGTACATCCCGAGTGGGATGTACCTTCTAATACTCATATACTATGTTCTTCTCTTTGTAATTGTCCAGTTGATGCTTATACAATAGTACAAGCCCGGCATCTTTAGTAGAGAATGCATCATTATGTGAGATGATATGACATTGACCTGTATCCATCTTCTCTAATAACTCTAAGAATAATCGACGATGATACTTATCTAATGTCGCATCTAACTCATCTACTAGCATGATATCATAACTACTAGACGCTTGTGTCGATAATGCATAACATAAGGCAAGACCGATAATCGCTTTCTCACCTGAAGAACACGTGCTAATATCTCCGTTCTTCTCTCCCTTACCTGAGCAAGGAATACGGAACTCTTTCTCATTAATCTCAAACTTATCTAACTTCAGTTTTCCATCAAATGCTTTCTCTAGTATCTTATTTGCAATAACCCGAGTCTTACGTAAATACATATCTACGAATACAATCGGGATACCTTTATTACCAGATAAAGCTGTACGTAGTAATTCAATCTCCACATAGTCTTTCTCTAAAGCATCTTTCTCTTTCTTAAATCGTTTTGCCATCTTCTCTTTGATTTTAAGTTTATCCCGACGTTTATTTAATTCAGAGATAGAGAAGTCTATTGGAGCTATCGCTTCTCGATTGGTTTGAATCCCAATACGACAAGCATGAATCTTATTAATTGAATCCGTATACTTTACAATACTTGATTCAATCTTTCTTTTCTCTTGTATCATTTCTTCCTTCTCTTCTAAGGTACTCATCATTGTTTCAATACCTTGTGTGAGAAGTTGATTCTGATGTAAACGTCTTTCTGAAGTATTTGTCGTATCTTTCAATACTTTAATCTCATCTTGTAGACGTTGCGATTGTTTCTCTAATAAATTGATATTCATCTTCAGAGATTGTACCATTCTATCATTAGATTCTAGTAGCTCTAACTCTTTCTCTAACATAGGTACTTTCTCTTCATATGTTTTCATTTCTTTTAATGTGTCTGCATCCTCAATCTCTTGTATCATCATCTCTTTATTATATAAAGGCTTACCAGTCTTTACGCATTTGATAAGATGATCTTTATCTAATAGATGGGGATTACGCGTTTGATTAATCATATGGGCTTGACGTCCTAATTGTACATGAAGTTGTTTAATAGTTCGCTCCATCTCAATACATTCTCCAACCCATGTAAGTTCTTGCTCTAGTCGTTCTATTTCATGATTTAGTTCGTCTTGACGACGCTCATTGGCATGATAAGCTTCAATTAAATGCATAGAAGACAACGCCTCTTGTATAAACGGACAGGTGTCAATCTTACATTCTTTTGGACGAAGCTGTAATGTATTTGCTAGTGTAACGGCACCTTTATTCTCTGCCAGCTTACGTTCTATATCAGCTAAATCCTTCTCAGCTCTTTCTAATGCTGAGCTAGAATATAAATACATTTGTTGTAATTCACTCATTGGTTTTGTACCAACTAGATTGATGACATTCTCACCACGTTGACGCATCGCATCAATACTATCTTGAATCGAGTCAACTGTTCCATAGATAGACTTAATCTCTTGTGATGATAATGTCGGTTCATCAATCATGATTCGAATACGATGTTGTAAGTTATCGTATGCTTTCTTATATTGTCTATATACACTACGAGTCTCTTCTAAGTTATAATCGTTCATAGAGAATAACTGAGATTGATAATCTGTAATCTGGTTCTGAATTGTATGGAACTCTTCCAGCTTACTATTTAAGATACTCGTTTCTCTTTCAATTGATTCTTGATCTAACGCAATAGACTTATTCAATGAAGTTAGTTTCTTCTGTGCATCCTGTAAGGATTCTGCACGATATACACTTTGACCCTCAATGATTTCTAAGTCCTTAATTGAACTATCGATTAGACGTAACTCCGTTACGAGCTTATTATACTCACTTTCTAGTATCCCATTCGGGTCTAATGCTGCTATAGCTCCTACAGCGTTATTCATTTGAGCATGGAACTTATCTCGTTCTATTTGTAACTGCTCTAACTTACGTTCAGCTATCTCAATATCTTCTTGTAGGATAGATATATCATCTAGCTTATTTAACTTATCCGTTAAGTTCTTGATAACCCCTTTATACTCTCGGGCTTTTGTATTAATGTTTTTAAACATCTTCAAATAGATATCAGCTTCTGAAATAAATTGACTAATATATTTCTTACGTTCAGTTGCTGACATTCCAATGATATTCTTTAAGTTAACACCCATCTGAATTAGGTTCAAGTAATCACTATTAATTCCTAATTCCATGAAGACACATTCTTCAAAAGATGTTACATTACCATTCTCATTTAATTCAACTGGGTCTGCAAATCCAATCTGTTTTGCAATGAAACTCTTCGTTGAATGTTTATCCCCTTTTGCATCAAAGTAATGCTTAATCAGGTACGTAGTATTTTCGTCCTTACTGATATGGATTTCTTTATATCCATTCTTCCCTGGACGTATAAATCGCATGTGAGACCCACCAGCTTTTGCGAATGGTTGAATCTCATTCTGAATGGTAGATTTTCCACTACCATTGGCTCCAGCATAAATATAAAACTTATGCTCACTCTTGGTGAAATCTATCTCAATAGACTTCAGTCCCATTCCATTATAAATACCTATATAGTTCTTTAGTTTTAAATAAAGGACTTTCATATAATCTCTCCCTGTATCTTATTAATACATTGTCGTAAGTTTAATCAAAAAATAAAAGAGTAGGAATATCCTACTCTTTATACTGACGCCTTATAGCGTTTTGTTGCACGATTCACATAATCTATCGCCAATCGAATAGATGCTTCTGCTGGTTGCCAATCGATTGGGAACTTACGGTAACGTTGTTTCTCTTTCTTTCCAGTACAATCGGTAACGACTGCGGTAATACATTGTGTATGCTCATCAAACTGGATACATTTATAATATGTATTGAAATGTTCTTCACCTTTATAAGCACCGATAGTCATTAACAATTCTCTGAACGCATCTCGACTTTTCTTCTCTACAACATTCTTTCTACGTAAGTCTAATACATTCCCATTGACAAATCCGTATGTATCTTCTGGGAAATCTTGATCAGCGCTACGAGAAGCATGAGCATCCCAATTATCATCTGTTAACACTTTTACAATCGGAGTTTTTCTGGCTACATTATTTGTAGACTTTGTAATAACTGCATCGATTGCTTTTCCTGTAGAAGTTGTATTAACACGTACAAAGAAATTCTTCAAGATAGGTTGCATATCTTTATCAATCAGTACGTCATAATAATGGTCAACCATTGCTACATATACTCGAATGATATAATGATCATCTTTCTCAATATATAAGTTATTGTAAAGAAATTTGTCTTTGATACTCTTATCGATAATCTCTTCAAATAAGTTTCCAAAGAATTTACGTGCGTAAGTTTTCGTCACCTCTCCCTGAATTAGCTTTACACTGTTAGTTCCTGTTTTAGGTAGTTTCTTAGTAATTTGCATAGTCATTGTTATTTCCCCTTTTTCTATATGTAATTTACGTTAATAAAACAGCTAGAGGATTAATCCTCTAGCCGTGTTGCTTTCACTTTTCTTGCTTTTGGTTTTGTCTTGACCCTAGCTGGGTCAACTCGAACTACTTTTGCAATTCGTAGTTTATCATCCACATCTAATATATTATATCCTTTGTTATACTCATCGTTACGGATGAAGTAATGGACATCTTCTAGACGTTCTACCATCTTACGAGATTTCTTCTCTTGTTGATAGAAGTAGTCAAGACCTTTAATTTCATATTGTTTTCCTTCAAAGTGGTTCGCATATAATTTCTTATAGTTTGCTAACCAATTATCCGGTTCAGGCGTATCATCAAAGTACATTCCGAAGTTCTCCATGAACGGTGTAAATACGCCACCCATACCTGGATCAGATGAACCTGATGTATTAATGTCGAGTCGTCCAACGTGTGATGGATGTACTCCGCGATACTTTATGTTTACAGCATTGCTACTATGCTCACCAAGTGAACCAGGACCCTTCGTTGAATACTTCAACGCTGTAAAGAAGTCCATGTCATTCACAGTGTTATCATAGCGCAGTAAGCTGGATTTACTTTTGTGTAACTGTTTGATTAACTCATCTGGTGGGAATGTTAAGAGTCCCACTAAGTCAGCCATTGTTACTGCATTACGTTTACGGCTTAATAACATATTTACTTTCGTAGATAGTTTACGAATAAAGTAGAATGCAATGTACTCAGCCATACGAATACGTTTGTTTGCTAAGTCCATATTATCCTTAGCTTTCAACTCAGAGAAGTTACATAGTAACCATCTAATTAATGCATAGATGTTTTCTTTGTTGAATGGTTGTAGCTTCAGACTCTTACGAGTCGTGTTATCCAATAGACGATAGAACGAAAGTAATACATTCTTTCCTTTCTCTAACTGTCCATTGGTATTCTTTGCGAACTCAGCACCTAATGAAGTGACCCAATAATCAACATCTTCTAATTGATGGAATTCTGTCTTCTTACATAACTCGTGTAACGCATATACCATTGACTGAACGAAGTGATCGTTGTCAAATAAGTATTTTACTACTTTTACGTATACATGGTTACACTTGAAATAATGATGTTCTTCATCATCCCAGTTTGGTTCAGCAACTACATCGATAGCATCCTCTACATTCATGAAGCGTAATGTATTCTCTAATCCCATTGTTGCTAAATAGTATAGGACAGCATTACATTTCTTCTTGAAGATACATAATGTATAATGTGGAACCTGGAATGAATCTCCTGCTATAGAGTTCAGTTTTCCTGTGTTCCGTTTAATAATAATTGGCATGTACATTGTTTTCAATGTCACGTAATCCTTATTATTATAGGTACTACTATCTACAATCTGATAGATTGGATAGAACTTATTCCCACTCATCATCAGATAGTATTTCTTATATTGCTTCAATAACAGAAGTTCTACTTGCTTATACTGAACTTCATTGTTTAGCGTTAACTTAAAGTTTACACGAAGCATATTGTAACGAGTCACATCAATATTGATGTGCTTTTTGATATTCTTTCCTTTGCTTTTCTTAGACTTTAAATACTTCTCATTAACAACATCTGTATCGAACTGAGACTCATGCTCAATGTAGTCATAGTCTAGCATTTTGATGTTATTAATTACTTCTAGTGATTTAAATGCATCTAAGATATAATCAACCAGAGGTTCATTTCTCATCCCGTAGATTAACTCTTCATTGATTCTCTTTCTGTTGGGATTCTCATACTGTGATATAAATTTTGAAAAACTCATGTTACTCCCCCTCGTGGCTTTCTGTAGTGACAATAAAAAAATAAGTAGCGGTAACCTCTCGGTCACCGCTATATTGTAAGCTCACGCTTATTCTTCGTCAGATTCTTCTAACTCTTCTAGTTGAGCATCTGATTTAATACGTTTCTTGATCTCAGCATGAGCTGTGATTCCGATAACGATTTCATCTTCCTGTTTAACACCTTTGAACTCGATGTAGTCAGCAAGTTTAACTACTACTGATGCTCCATTTTCAGCATCTTTTAATTCTTCGCCGATTACAGTACCAACGTATTGGTAGTAACCTTTCACAGTATCTTCAACGAATGATGCGTCTTCGAAACGTACACGCATGTTGTCCTCGATGAATTGTGTTTGTCCTTCAAAGAATTTCTTGTCCATTTTAATTGTTTTAGCCATTGTAATTTCCTCCAGTATATTGGTTAGTTTATTTTAATAGTAATACGTTTACTACAATTTATAATTAAGCTTCGTTTGCTAATTCAACTAATTCTTCACCAGCAGTAATACCAATACCGAAGTTACCTTCAGACTCATCTGCACCTGCACGATAAGAAGCTTGGTATGTAACTAATCCATCTAATTCTAAAGCTACTGGTTCTTCTTCATTTTTATTTGCTCCAAGTACTTCACCAGCATATTGGTGGTTACCTTTAACAACCATTTCTAATAAATCTAAATCTTCAGGATCATAGTCAACTCCATTGTTTTCTACTAGGAAAGCTGAAAGTCCTTTGAAGAATTCTTCGTTCATTTCGATTGTTTTAGTCATTTTAATTTCCTCCAATTAAGTTAAGTATATTTTTCCTACAATAATTTGTTATGGTTATTGTAGTTTGTTAATATTTGGTTATTGGGATGAGCAGTCTCATCTCTCCCAATACCTTGTTAAGCCGATATTAATTTTTAATAACATCGATTATAGAAGTGATTCCTCCTTATATTTTATTTGGTCTCACCTCTATAATGTATAGTTATAATTTCTTTTAATTTTTATTTTACTAGCTTCCGAGCATCTCCTTGTCGTACTACTCTACCACTACCTGCTGAGAATGATTTAGGTTCTGGTATAATTGTATGCGACGTTATATTCATTTCACCTACAACGTCATAAGACAATAGTCGGAATAGTTCTTCAATGTCACATTCACTTGTAGTAGTAAATTCAAATACGAAATTATCTTTACTACTAAAATTCATTGTATCAAAGTTATGGACAACATCCCATATCTTCGTCTTTTCTAAATCTGCTAATAGAGTGTACATAGCTTCAATATCTAATTCCATCTTACTTTGTATTGTATACTCTAGATTAGATGTCCATGTATTCTTACGGGCTTTATAAGCACCCATTGCTAAGCTTACACATGTACGTCTACCGTCCACTTCTATATCTGTCACATGTTTATTGTAGCGGTCTTGGTAGATATAAATTTCATTTGTCGCTGACCCGCGGTTTGCATCTATATCTTCCAATGTAAAATGTAGTGAATTGATATAATCGACATACTCCCTTTTCCCCATATTATGTACAGCTGAGATTAAATGTGGTAATCCTAAATTCTGTTTTAATCTCCATAAGTTCTCACTTGCTCTTTCAGGAAAAGCTGAACGTAGTCCAAACTTATATGCTTGGACTAACTGTTCTAAGATTTGCCCATTAATTGCAACAATCTCTTTTTGGATATCAGGTTGGAAACCTGTTCTAATTACTGTAAAGAATTGTTCAGCCTTTACTTTATCAGGTTTAACCATTGTCATTGTTACTCGTTTAAGTGGATTTGTCATTTTTCTTTCTCTCCCTTTGATTGGATTATTTCTTTTTAGATTTTTCTTTTCCATCTTTAAATTTCTTATCAGTTATTGTTTTATTAGCAAATCGGGTTTGATCGTTATACTTAATCTTCATTGTAAACTCTAACTTAGGAAACTGTTTAGAGATTTTTTTAATTGCATCATGACTCATTTCAGCACGTACGTCGAATGAATATTCATGACGACTTTTCTTTTCACGTTTAAGTTCAATTGGAATATTATATAATTGTAATGTACCTAATCCAAACACCTTTGTGCTCCATTCATCATATGTCAAGTGACTTGGTATAGCAGGAGATTCCTTTCTATACTTTGTAAACTCACTTGGTTCAATTAAATTGAAGAAGCAATAGTCAGGCGTATGGGAACGTAGAAACTTCACATATAATTCATCAGCTTCTGCTTTTTCTTCAGGTGTTGCATTCATACGTTTCAATGCAATATCAAACACTCCATCCGCAACCTGATCAATATCCATTCGTTGAAGTGTAACCCATGATAAATTTAAGTGATTATAGTTTGCATACATAAATTTAAAAAGGTCTTCGATATGATGACCTTTATATTGCTTCTCAGAAAATGCTTTTCCACCTAACTTCATTAAAAAGTATTGGTAGAAGAAGTCAACTTTCTTTAAGTTATTATAACCGAAACTTTGTTTTACTCTGTCTGCTGAATCACCAAATACTTTATTGAATTTCTCTAATTGAGATGGGTTACCTTCTACGATTAATGTATGCTCATATTGTTTGATTGATTTTACGAATTTAGATGTCATTTTAATTTCTCCCTTAGTCTAATTATTTTAGTTTTATATTACTCGGATTCTAATTGTAAGTTTAAATGTGATACAATATCTCTCATGCCTTCAGCTTTGCCTTCAACATGCATTTTTAAATAATCTCCACATAATTGCTCTGCGTAATGAGATGTATAGTCACTACCTTCTAGATGCATTCCAAAGTGGATATTATATTCTTTTACGTATTTAGGTAAATCTACTTTCTCTCTAAATCTTTCAGCTAACATATAAGCTGTACAATCTCTTACAGCGCGTAAAACCGGTAGCCATCTTCTCTCAATAAGAGGTCTAGATGTACCATAATGCTCTGCAAGTTCTTCATCACTATTGTATTTATTTTCAAATATTGTTAACTGAACCATTTCCAAACCAATACCTCTTAACCCACAGAAGTTTAATTTATACATAGGAATTCTAAGTTCATTTAACGCTATCTCTAAATACATTTGTATCTTATCTATTCTTGAATCATCAAATGTTCTCTTACGTTTAATGATTGAATCAGAAGGTTTAACTAATGATTCTACAAGACTTTCAGCATAGAATTTCAATTGAGCACATTTGTCAATCTCATACTCTTGTACATATTCTTTTACTTCTTCTGTCCGCACATCTATGAACGTACGCATATCACTTTCAATACCAGCACGTTGCATAAATTGTGTGCTGATTTTAGATGTAAATACTTGACGTAATCTGTTTGCTAAACGACGCTGTTTCTGCATACAGTTTGACATTGCATCTCCTGAGAACTTTGAGTACTCAATAGTTGTATTGAAATAATTGTGTACTAATAAGTCGTCAAATAACTCTACCTCAGTATGTGTGAAGTTAGCTTCTAAATCTTCTCTTGTATATCCTATACCTCTTAGTAGTTCCGCATACATTTGAATATCATCTGCAACATGCGTAAGACAGTCTCTATCAGTATAGTTTCTATTAATTGTTAATTGTGTCATGGTTATATTCCCCCGCATAGTCTAATTTATTTTAATTACATAGAATCCATTACTATTAAATAGGCTTGTAAAGCTACTGTAATTCGTTCTATTGTATCTTTATCTTTACTTGGATATTTCTTTACAATATATTTTGCAACTCGTTTCGGATTTCTCCTTGGTGACCATCTACGCCACCAAGGTCCTGATTGATAGTATTTCATAAACGCTGATAGTACTAGTTGTACATCACGTCTTTCAAACTTCATACCATCATTTGCTCTTTCTACAAATTCATGAATGATTCTTAATTCTTGAATATATTCACTTAACACTGTTCTTCCTCCTTCACTCTAGCATAATGAATCATGCTAGAGCCGATATGGAATATTAATGCTTTACGTATTGGTGGTAACTTGTCCCCGTAATTATCGAGGACAAAGTTTGTGAAACGCATTTTCTTTCTGATTAGTATCTTACTTTGCTCTACCACCGTAAATCGATGTGTTGCAAGTAATAATGTTTCTAATACGTTTGTTTCCATAAAGGGTGCTCCGCACTCTTTATGTAAGTAATCTCTAATCTGCGTAATCTCAGGCAAGTATTCTACTAATCGTTTATTCACCATTCTTCTTCCTTATCGTTTATTATTTTCTTTAATTTCTTCCGCTTGTTTCATTTTTTCGATGGCTTCTAGTTTTATAATGACATAATAAACTAGATTGCCCATATTTTCATTTTCTTTAGATGGTACAAGAGAAGTTTCGTGCCATGATGCAAGTAACCCAAAATGTTTATTTAATGCAATATCAATATGCTCATTATCACCGTATGCATTGAATATCATTGGTGTTAAATTTTTATCAAATAATCTAAGTAGCATAAAGTTACCATCATTATTGACAGTAAAAGTATGCATATCAAAGTTAATATAATGACCAATCCATGATAGTTGAACTTCAATATTTTCTGGTAAATAATATTCCTTTGTAAGATGTGGTTTTGAATCAGGTAATGTATATGCTCTCTTGTATCCTTTTTCAAGATAGTTAAATGGTGTTGCTACAGGAATATCTGTTTCTTGAAATACTGTGAATGATGGTCCTGTGATAATATCTACTGTCGTGTTTAGTGCGTCTATTTTATTTACGTTTGTCATTTTAATTAGCTCCCTTAGTTTATATTATTTTTATTATTTAGCTAAACGTGAAACATTCTTTCCAGCTTTTTTTAATTTCTTAGCATCCTTATTTGACCAGCCATGTTTATCTTGCATTTCTATCATAGCCTTCTTACCCCAGCCAAATACAATTCCCCAAATTAAAGCTAATTCCGAGGATTCGCTCCAATCTCTGCTACTACTAGCAAGAATCTCTTTTAGCATACCCAAACCTTTTCCAACTTCCTCTACATCAATTGGGATAACATCTAATTCATTTATATCAGTATATCTTCCTCCACAGAAAGTTTCCCCTGAACCAATGATGTATGCTTTAACAGTTCCATCATTATCACGGTATTCTGTCTTAAACCCGATTGTATCATTATATCTAAATAATGAACCCGGTTCTACATCTTCTAATTTTACAGTCTTAGTCATTTTCATTCTCCTTTGCTTTATGAAAGACAGGTAAGAGGAATTAACCTCTTACCTTCTTTTCAAACTCTTTACGCGAAATTACTTCAATACCTTTGTCTAAAGCCTTCGCTACTTTCTTCTTACTCGTATCATGTGGATCAGTTGCCACTAAATATGTCAACCCTTTGAATCCACTGTCTACTACTTTATATCCTTTTGCTTCACACTCTTTCTTTAAGTCCTTATCTCGGAATCCAGTAAACATAACTTTCTTCTTACCAGTATCCTGATGTGCTTCGAACTTAGAATGTATAATGTTATTTGTAAATACTTCTTGTAATAGATATTGTAAAGTCGGCATGACTTCATCTAATCCATTAATAAAGTTTTCTTTCTTAGCATCTCTTACATTCGGAATATTAACTGTCCCGATAGAATAAGAGTTCTTCATTACTTCTTGTAATGTATACCAATTTAAAATCTGCTCACTCGTCTTTGGACCAGAGATACCTAACGCATTACATAAGTTATAATCATGTATCGGTTCGGTTCTAATTCTCTCAATCTCAGACTTTATATTATTTACTTTTGATTCTCCGAATCCATCTAATTGTAAGATAGCTGAATAATCTAGATTAAATAATGATGGGATATCCGTAAGGAGACCTTCATCATATAATCGTGTTACTGTCTTATCAGCAAAGTCTTTCAGACCTAATGCTTTGATAAAGAATGTAATACGATTCAAATGTTTCGTTGTACAATTACCATTTGCACAGAAATAGTTCTTTCCTTTCTGTACTATAGACCCTCCACAGCTTGGACATTGGTCAGGATATCCAATGACTGGACCCATCCCGTTATGTCGTACGGTTGGTTGCACATAAGGCATTACATCACCGTTATAAGATACTGTAACTGTATCTCCGTAATGTAAATTCATCTTACTAAATCTCTCATAAGATGATAGTGTACTATGATTGTGGATTGTACCATTTAGTTCAATCGGATCATAGAAAAGGATCGGTGTTAATAATCCTGTACGACCTACGGTTACTTCGAATCCTTTAACAGTCGTCTGCACTTCATCGGGTGGATACTTGTAAGCTACCTGATATTTATTAATTGCATTCTTTCTTCCAAACTCATCACGAATCTCATCATTGATTACATCGATAACGATACCATCAATTGCGAATCCTAAGTCTGGACGCTTTACTCGAATGTCTGCTATGAAGTCATGAATCTTAGCCATCGCTTCTTTTACCGATGTTACTTCTAACTCAATAAATGATAGTGCTAAGTTCTGTGCAAACATTTTGTTTATTACCGCATAGGATACTTCCTCATCGGTATCTGTTACGGCATACAATGGAACTGGTGTTAAGTACTTTGCATACTTGGCTCCATTACTAGCTGATACAATACTAACTGCCGCGCTTCGACAGTTTGCATAACTCTTTCCTCGTTCTTCCATGTATAAATCACGGTTTGCTTTTGTTACAATTAACTCTGTCTTCAATCCGAAGTTTAACCCCATTTCATTTAAGGCATTCGGATATCTTACATTTGTAAATAAGTGTGTTAGGTCTGTTCCATTACCATCATCACCACGAGTGATTGCTGATACAACTTTACCTGTTACACTATCTATTTCTAAGATGACAGATACGCCATCATACTTTAATGATAATCTGATACGAAGAGGTCCACGGCTTCTAGCCATCCAACTTCTAATGAAGGATTCAACATCTTTCGTACCTTCTTTCCTTTGTGTGTTATCTGCTGTATAGATAAAATGAGCCTTGTCTAATGTACCACGTAATAGTGGAAACTCATGTGTCGTATCTTTCGTACGTCTACCAACAAATAATGTAGCCTCAATTGGCTCAGCGCGATAAGACTTAAATTTATCTAATGTTATGTCATATATCTTATCGCTTACAAACTCCTTTCCATTTTCGTATATGATTTTTAATGCCTTGATAATGTCTTCAACACTATCAAGCATTTCATCTATTTTCTTTTCTTTACCTTCTTTAACGAAGCGTTCCATATATAATTCAACGCCCGCTTTCTTCAGCGTATTCTTCGCTTGACGTAGCTTTCCTTTCTTTGCAAGCTTCAATGCTTTTGCAAATAATTCTTCAGGAGCTACTGTTAGTTCATCTGGCTTAATTCGTTTGACTCTCGCTACTCTAATTTCAGTCATTGTTATTCCTCCTCTATGTAGCTTTATACATTAGTAGCTTTTGGATTCATTATCCAATCTCACCTATATAATGTATAATCAAATTAAATGTTGAATTTATTGTTATTGTATAAAAATGACAAAAAATAAAGATAGGGATTTCTCCCTATCTCGTACTATTGTAGACGGATGTTTACGTCTAAGTATTGCCCTGGTCCCATTTTAATAGGTTCCAATTCGATTGCAGTATACTTGTTTTCTACAATACAAGTTACTCCATTATGATATGAATGACGTTCTTTATTAAGTAACCCGATATCCGCCATCACATTCAATATTCTATAATAGTAATTTCTAGTTGTATCAGATGATGCTTTTGCACGTTTTAATGGATTCACATCAGCTAGTTCGCGAGAAGTAGCATACCCTTTACGTACCATATCTAATACTGTTTTATAATTATTTGGTAGATAGTTTTCATTACGAGTTAAACGAACTAAGTTTATCTTACTCGTTAACCCACCTTTAATTAATAAACCTGCTTTACGTTTACGTACTGATACTGTTTTGATAGCATCTACTTTTTGTACGGAAACTTTCTTTGTAGTCTTTCTAGTTGTTGCTTTAGCCTCTTTATTTGTTTTAGTAGCCATTGTTAATGGTCCCCTCTCCACTTTTTATATCTGAGTATATTAATTATAAGTTCTAATTTTTTAAGAGAAAAGTGTTACTTCTTTATATTAAATAACATTTGGTACTACTACATATAATGTAGGATACCCTGCAACATAACCATCATTAATAGTCATAGAGTCCATATCAAAATCAAGTAAATGTGGTATCACAAGACTATTAACTCGGATAAATTGTTTTGCTGTTTCTTCTAAGTTTGTACGCATAATCTCAAATGTTTCACGAGAGTATGTCGCCGGAGCTGCTAATGTTAATTTAAGGAAATAGCTAGTCGGCTCTGCAATATGACTTCTCGTTTCAAGATATTTGTACACGCCCCCATCACCAGGTTTAATTTTTGATATAAGCGCTCCTTGTACGACAGCTTTTGTTATAACTTTATCTGACACTTTAACCTGAGATGCAAAGTCTGCGGACAATGGTGTCCATAGCATACGAGCATCAGGTAAAACCGCAGCTGGGCTATCAGACTGTACCCATATTTCAAAATCATGGAAACCTTTTAATTTTGTTACTTTATTGGCTCTCATTAGAGCTTCTTCTTTTTCTACTTCTACACGTTTTAATGCATTGCGTAATACTAATTTTGCATTAAGTACTCCTGCATGATCCGGCATTCCGTTAACTGGAACCAAACCAAATTCATACCAAGAGACAACACCTACCGCTGCAAATTCATCTTGACTGAATAGTTCGATTAAATGCTTATCATTCAGTTTATCGAATTCACTAAACGTCATAAGTGTTGGATGCATTGCATGTAGTAATATATCTTTACCGTTTTTATCTTCAACAAATTCACGGTATATGCCATCTTTAGTATCATTATTACGTCGAACGTTATATTCACCTCGGACAACTGCACTTACATGAATGTCTTCAGGAATCTTATATGTATCCTGTACTTCTTTACATTGCTCATCTGTTACACCCATTGTACGATAAGATGCCGCAGGCAATGATAATCCTTTTTTAAATGATCCACTTGTAGCCTTTACAGGTAAATCATATTCTGTAAATTTTAATGCCATATCATCTACCTGTAGTAGATGTGGTCTAATATGCTTTACAGATACATTCTTTCTAACCATTATAGTTCCTCCTCAGGAAATGTATTTTCTTTCTATAATAATTAGTTGTCATTATTTTTATTTATTACCAAATATATGTAAAAAAGAAGAGTAGACCAATGGTCTACTCCTCATCTTCATCTTCAAATACAACCCCGTTTAATTGAGTTTCATCAGCTACTTCTTCCCCGTCTTCAATCTCGAATTCTAATCCGATACCAATAGACTTTAAGTACACTGTTGCAATCTCTGCTGCACGGTTCTTTGCATTATCTGACATTTCAATATTCTCTAAATCTAATACATTGTTTTCATATAACTGACCTGTATCACGACGACCGATTACAGACGTACTATATAGCATAGACATATACGCTAATAGGTCTGGTCGTTGTGTCATCAGTAAGTTAGAATACTCCATTTCCCCTACACGTACTGGTGTCTTTTGATAAATAGAACGATGATGTTTATTTGCAATAGACTTAGATGGTAGGTCTTTACTGTTTGAGTATCCGGTACTACGAGTTGAGAACTTACCTTTCGGTGTATGTTTCAACTTCAGAATATATTTGCTTCCTACAACAACTTTGTTTAGCATTTTGATCTTGCGACCAAATTTGTTTACATAGCAAGTATATGGTTCGAATCCATACTTGTCATAAATAAACTCAAACTTATCAAGTGTCATATTATCATACATCGGTGGTTGATGTATCATGATACCATTCTTATCAATATCTTCAAAGAAGGCAAGCTTCTCATCCTCAGCTAATGGTGAATAATAGTTAATTAATGCATTAGCCTGAGTTGTATTAATATCATTAATGATATCGAATAAGAAGTTTTCTTTATCAGTTAATGATGCCATTTCTGCTAATCGTTCTCTTACTCGGTGTCCAATAAAATTTAACTCCACTTCATATAACTGACCTGGATTTAAACGGTTAACAACACCTAGAACGTTGAATATGGCATCTACACGAAGACCTGTTTCTGTGAAAGGCATTTCATCATCAGGAACAATCTGACTGATAACCCCTTTGTCACCGAAGCGTCCTGTAAGTTTTTGTCCGATTGTAACACCAGATTCTTTCTCAACAACGAACTCAATAACCATGTTACTGAATGTTGAGTTATTGCTATCTTTCCAACTACAAGTTGGGTCTAAGATATCTTTCGAACGCTTGTACATAAAGTCTAGGTCTTCTGTATATTGACCAGTCTTCATAATCTCTCCAAGCGTTTGTACGACTTCTCTATGATAACGTAATTCATTATCGTAGTATTTCATAATTTGTTTATTGTACTTTGCTTTTGGAATTTCGTCATATGGTTTATTACAATAGATATTAATATCAACTACTTTTCCTTGTGCATAGAACGTTGTATCATTTCTAAAGTTAGGCTTCTGCATATTTTCATACTTTAAATCATATAGAGATTGAGAGTATGTAATTCGACGCTTACAAGCCAAGATTGTATCTTTATTAATCATCTCTCCAATATCAGGGAATGCTCGATATCCATCTTCCCCTCCATACATATTGATGAGAAGGTCATTATCATTTAGTGAGATGCGAACGTTCTCTACTTCGATAGACTTTAATCCATCTCGAAGAGATTCTGATATAACAATCGCATCCTCTATCGTTCGGTTATCAATACCATACATACAGTTTACATTGATACCATAACGATAGTTCATATTTTCATCAAATGAAGTACTGCTAAATAATACTTCACCTGCTTCAATTGTATCATCTATTTCCTTTGAGTCTAATTTCTGAGTATTATATTTATACCCGTAAGACTCTGTTAAGCGTTCATTACTTCTCTTTTCAATAACATCGAACTTTTGTGTTTCTGTATTGAATACGAGTAATGTATATAAGTGGTCAGGATTATCTTCAAACTTCTGAATTTTTCCTACCACGACTAATTGTGCTTCCGCTCGATAATAAGCAGAACTAAATTCTCCAACTATATTCTCATAGTTGGTATACATCTTCGGAATCTCTGGATTCAGTAGAACTACGTTCTGATCTAACTGACTACTTACCATGATTGCACGAGATGAGTTTGTACGATTCGCCATCGTCAATACATTCTTTCCTAGAATGTCATCTTTTCCTTCATACTTTCGATCTAACTCTAGCATCTGCTCTTTAATGTTTTTAATTGACATTTTAAAATCACACTCCCTATAGTTATGATGTTATAGTTTACATCATTCGCTACTATAATGTATATTTATAGAAGGAGTGAATATTTACTATGAACCCAAAAAAAAATAAGGGTAAGCTTTTGCTTACCCTCCCCCTAATCATTAAACGATGTCAAATAACTTCGTAATGATTTCTATCTCTTTATCCATTTTATATGGTTGACCCTCTGGTAAGTAGATTGCAACTTCTTTATGCATCTTATCAAAGTTAGGGTCTTTACTTGTAATCTCAATTACTGCTACTTCATCAACTGAGAAGTTTGGTAATTGTAATTTACTTTCAGCTTGACTATAGAAAGTAGCTTCCTTCTCAATCTTCTTACCTACTTCTACATTACCTACGATTACACGGCAATATTGTTTTACGTAAGTTGGTACTGTGTTACCTGCTTTAGATTTAGTAATATCTTTATCAAAACATTTTTCAGCAAATTTCTTTGAAGTTTCATATACGTTAATTCTGTATTGTTCCATCACATCCATATTACTCACTACAGCTTCAATCTGAGATTTAGTTAATGCACCTCGCGTACGCTTGATAATCGTTCCGATTAAAATCGCCTTTCGTTCCGCCATATTAAGTGTTTTATAATTTTTTAATTCCGACATTGTTAAAATTCCTCCTAATTAGTTATGTTAAACAAACGTGTAATTCATAATGTAAACTTATTGGTTGTTCTTCTCTCGTTACTTCCCTAACGATCATAGTTGCAAATAAGTTACGTGTACCAAAATCTTCTATGTTTCCAATTTCAAATGTTTTACCCTCGACGATATTTACACCTTCGATGATTTCTGTATCATAATTATAACCATATCCATATGCTTGGAATGATGCTTTTGCTTTTGCTTTTGTTATTTTAATATCTCCGATTATCACTACAGGCATAGCCACATGACGGATTGTTACTTCTTTTCCATCCTCCATCATTGTATATGTGAAGTCTCTTCCTGTACATGCATTTGATAGGAACTTGCGATATGCAGGACCTCTTTCTGCGGCATCAGCATAAATGTGTACTGCATCAATATGATGTGTTGTGAAAACACCTATGAATGCTGATCTATCTCCGTCTCCTAATTCTAATCTACTAATCCCAAAAGGTCTTGGTCCAAATATTGATAAGAATGCTTCTTCATGTTTTAATGTAGTCATTATTATTTCCCCCTTATTTTATCCCTCTGTAGTTGTAACACAATTCCATAACGGTATCTGGTATATAGACATGTAACCTGGACTTAATATCCGAATCAGTTACTTCTTCATTTTCCAGAGTCTGATAGGAATGTGTGACTCGAATGATTAAAATATTCTCATGGAGATTTTTAGGGTCATAGTCTTTTGACTCACCTCTGACATCGATATCAACATCCACACATCGACCACTATTGAATGGATCGAATATAACCGCCGCATTTACATGTGTGTCTGGAATCTTGATGTCTTTTGGAATGAGTAACCATTCCGGTGTTACCTTTTGCTTTATTTCTAATGTCCCACCATCAAGCTTGTATATGCCATCTCTTTTTGTGGTAGCGTGCATAGTGAATACAGGATACTCCTTGTATCCCATGTATACCGCTACATCATCTATAATATTACTGAACTGCAATTGATGCCGTAGAACTGCAATTACATTCTCAGCTGGTTGAAATCCTCTAATTCCCAAAATCACATTACTGTCTAATGATTGTAAAGCCACCTCTTTAGTTAGAATAGTCATTTTTAATAACCTCTTTCTATTATATTATCGGATGGAGTTTTATCTCCATCCGGTGTTACCATTGATAAACCTATATACGATTATTAGGAATATAAATGTGTAATTCTTTGAGGTCATGTTCTTGCCCATCGTCATTCGTTCCATAACGATTTACCTGAACAATTTGTAACTTGCTTTCATTTAAAGTTCCTTGTACATGAGGTCGTTCGACTTCTCCTATACGTGGATGCTCCATAAGACAATCATAGGCTACATCCGCAAACTCTAATGAACCGCATGTAGCTTCTCCGTATAATACATAATTTGCTGTAGCATACGTAATTTTAGTATCTGGTTCAGTCACTGATACATATTTTACTAACATACGAGTTAAAGCATTATCTATAAACTTTTGTGTTTTAGAATACGCTTCATTTCGATCCGAGTATATATGAACTAAGTCAAATTTTTCTTTGTGTAATGTTGCGAGTAGAACGTGTAATTCATTATGCATTAACATAAAGTCTTTTAAACCTAATACGTTCGGTGAGAATAGTGAGTGTAATGTTTCATCATGTGATAGTGTTTTCATTGTAATATCTCTCCTCAAATAAATTAGTAGGATAAAGCTTTTAGCTTTATCCCTGTTCTGCTTGCAGAATGCGATTCTCTGGAATGTGTATATACATAATACTTCCATCGCCTCTATATTTCATTTTGTCAGCATGTATAACTCCAACTAAATCTTCTGCTAGGGTCATAGTAAACTGATTAGAATCAACGAAGCATTCGCTTCGTTTTTCACTATTGGGTTGATACTTTGGATAGACTGAGTCTTCCACTTTTCCTACTGACACGTTACCTGATAAGACTTTAATACGACGCATTTCCATTCGGTCAGACGTTTGTTTAAAGTTACTGTCATAGCACGCTAGTTTCTTGAATGGCGATAACTCTCCATTCCCAAAGAAGAAGCGAACTCCTGTGATATCATCATTCTTCTTTAAGTGTGAAACTAATACTTTCTTTTCTGAATCTTTCATTAATCCGCCATGCGGGATCATAGATTCATTGTACTTCATAAGTTCTTCTCTTACGTATAATTCCATTTCTTAGCTCCTTATCTCCATACCTTATAAGTATGGGGGAGGGTTGTTATGGACAACCCTAAAACCTTTATTAATGGCTTACTCACTAATATAATGTATGACTGAATACACATTTGTTACGTTTTTTATTCTACTGGAATTGTAGGGTTAATATTAGGCTGATATACATGTAGTTCATTATACACTTCATCATGCTCTTTTCCTGTAGTTAACTCTTTTACGCAACGAGTAATTGTTCTAATAAAGATATGAGGCTTCTCAATATCAAAGTTCTCAAATTCTTTATCTGTATCAGCAATGAGAGTCTGACGTGTTTTACCAAAAATAGTCTCTACTGTCTGGCGAATATGCTTATCACCAAATTCAATATCACTATCAATAGCCTTTACAAAGATACTTGACATCTCCATACACTCATCATTTTTACCGTAATACTTTTCATTATATAATACGTCAGTGATAGACATTTCTTGAGAGTTAATATCATCTTTATGATGATATACAAAACGAAGAAACTTATCAGATGATAAGTTCTTCAGTAATGTAGCTGTAATATTTCTATCCATTTCCGATATGATATTATTCTCTACCATGTGATCATATCGTGCTTGCATTGTTTTTATTAATTGACCAATATGTTCTAGTCCGTCTCCAAATATATGCATACTAGTTCTCCTCACTTTCTGTAAATTCTTCAAATAAGGTACCTGGCATTAGAATATGTAATGAGTATTCAGGTTTCGTACTTGTAGCAGAGCGTTCTGCAAATATACGATGAGATTCATAATCTTTTACTAGTGCAATAATAATCTCTTTTTTACCCGGGAACTTAGTAAGTTTTTCGGATGTAGTTGTCATGATTTCCAATTGTCCAGTATGTGTCATTTTCTGTGACGTATGGATACATTTATTACCTTTAAGAATAGCGTCAGCACCCTTAACGATATCCACTCGTCGAGTGGTAGTTTTATTACCAATAATTTCAGAGATATTTGGAACTTCTCCCACAGGGTATTGCATATTCGTAGGAACTGTTTCATCCATATCAATACACTTAAATGCGAAGTCTAAGAAGTCCTTCGAGAATAATGAGCAATCCCCACCATCGTATAAGTGTACTAATTTAAGTCCATATGTATCATCTTGTAGTAATGTTTTAATTGCATCTGTATGATCTTGTGAGAAGTGTAATGATGAATTCTTAGGAAGGAATTTATCCAGCCCGTCCTTCTCGATATGTTGTAATGTAAGTTCTTTTGATAGTGTAATCATTATTTATTCTCTCCCTTTTCTGTAGTTGGTACATATACCATAATATGTCGGTAAACACCCATAACGTCAGCAGGTTTATACCATTGCATTTCATTATTTGGGCGTGTAGCTATTTCTACTTCTACTTCGCATATAATAACATTATTTATAAACATTGGAATTGCTACACCATCTTCATCACAAGCGGTACATGATTCCATAATTTCAGTTTGCATAACACCATTACGATTCATATATGCAAAGTTTTTAATTTTTCTTGTTTTAGGTTGATAAGTTCCAAATAATACTGTAACTTTATGAGTATCAAATGAATCGAATGGTTTTACACCAATTCGAGATATGTGCTTGTTTGTAGCCTCATCGATAAATGTAAACATATCATTCTGACCTTCGAAGATTGCAATACTATCGATAACCTTTTCACCTTGTGCGAGTCTATCTAAGATAATATCATGATGCTCATGTAGTAATGAGCCATCTCTACATAATTTTGTAATTTTATTAAGTCCTTTATCTATATTCTCTAAGCGAATATTTTCATATACTTTCTCAGCCTTATGTAAGTCTGTCGTCATTTCTATTTCCTCCTCTAAGGTTTCTCAATATAATGTAGGATGATTTCTAAAAAATGACAAAAAAGAAGAGTAGACCGAAGTCTACTCTCTTTCTTAGTATTTATCACGAACTGTGATATATGCACCATGAACCCATTCGTCATCATTGATGCAGTACCAATCACCTTGACGTGTCCAAACGCGTACTTGTGCACCGCTTGTAAGTTGTTTCTTAATAGAGAAGTTTGTTCCTGGACCTGTACGTACATTTAATACAGATGCTGTTACTACAGCTCCACCAGAAATAAAGTCTCCACCTACGTCAGAACGAACCCATCCAGAACCTAAGTTCCACCAAATGTAACCGTCTTCACCTTTGACATAACCGTAGTATAAATACTCAAGTTTATCAAGTGTTTTAACGATTCTTGAATTTGTAGATGGCTGTTCACGTAAACGTACACCAGTGCCAGTTACTTTTACACGACCAATTGGAAGACCTGCGTTTTTATCAACAAGACTACCACTGTCAGGTGCAATGCTTGGAGGTGGTGTTGGAACACTCGCTCCAGTATACCATTCAAGTGTTTTATCACCTAATAGCATATTTACATCAGAACGTGTTTGGATACCTGGAATGTTACCGTACTCAGTATATTGCCAAATATCTACACGCATTTTTGGTTTAGGACCATCTGGGTTAGGAGATTTGTTAGCTCCGTAACGTGGTACCCAAACGAAGTCAGCATCCACTTTATCCATACGGAATTCATCCCATACGTGATGACCAGTGTATAAGCCAACTTTCCATCCTGCTTTACGTAACTCATCAACGTAAGCTTGTGTAGCAGGAAGCATTAAATCAGGGCGTCCTTTGATTGTCAATTCTTCTACATCGACAACTAAGAACTTCGCATCTTTATCCGCACGTTTCATGAAGTCACGTGCTTCCACACGAGCATCTTCGACGCTTACGAATAAAGCATATGCATAGTGACCGAAAGGAATACCGTATTGTTTACAGCCTTCAACGAAAGACTTATACTTTCTATCAACCGTGTTAGAACCGTATTGGACACGAATGATTGCTAAGTCTAAGTATTTACTAGCTAAAGACCAATCTACAGTATTATGATGGGAAATATCAACGATGAAACCCATATATATCCACTCCTTTTAAGTAAGATATGAGACAAGTTTGTTGTCTCAATATATTGTTAAGAGTGAAGATGGGTGGGGAGTTCATAATGGAGACAAAAAAAAGGAATAACCTAGAATTAGGCTACTCCTAATCCACTCTTCATGATACGCATCTGCGGTATGAATATGTGGATTGTCCTATCTTTAAATACTTTGGTGATATCTAATGGATGGACGACATGTACTTCAACGGCGGCTTTAAAGGCTGCACCATCTTTGAAACCAGTATAGAAGATAACGTTCTCAACATCGTCAGTTAAAGTAACTTCGTCAAATAATTCTTCTACTTCAAATTTAGTTAAGATACCAGTTCTAATGATTGTACCGTTAACATAAGCTTCGTTCTCCTGCATAAATCTTGAAAATTCTGAGTCAGTAAATTTTTTCATAATAATAAATCCCCTTTATAATTAGTATAGTTTTGATGTATTCACTAATATAATATGTAACTGAAAAGGGGGTTATTACGGAACATAGATTTACGGTCAGGAGCATAGTAAAACAGACAAAAAAATAAAAGGTAGGAATGAACCTACCTTTCATTATATTACTCAGATAAACGACTCTGAGGAATATATACTCGCAATGCTCTGAAACTCGGGATAGAATGAGGAGTGACAATGCCTCCAAAACCACGTGTCGCTCCACGACCGACATGGGAGCATACCGTAGCAGTAAGATGATCTGCATTAAATGCTGGTAATTGATTGGTCGATAATGGTTTACGATTGTATTCGACATATCTTCCAACTTCCACATCGTTTAATACAGGTTCAATTTTAACTGTATCAGTTCGACTTGTAGTCTTATGTTCTCGAACAATTTCTTTCTCAGTACATCCTTGTAAACGGAATGCTTCGTTATGACGTCCTCCGAAATACACTTCAACAATATCGATTTCTTTGTCTTTAAATACATCTAATAAAACATCAAACTCGTTAGAAGTGATATAGCCTAAGGTAAAGAAGTGATTCACATACTCTTCACCCATTTCTTGAATATCGATAGGTTGTACTGTTAGTACTTTTTCTGTAGTTAATTTAATCATTGCCGTCTCCTCTTAGCTATCCAATTTTTCATTAGATAGTGAGGGCTGTTATGGACAGCCCTCGAACCTTATTATATAATATTACTTTACTTCATGACCTGGACGTACACGTTCTTGTGGAATGTATACACGCAATACAATTTCATGTGAATGTGAAGCTCTATTACGAGGTCCAACTTCAAATCGACGAACTGTTTTACGACTTGTATGATGACAAACTGTAGCATTGATATTGTCAAAGTTAATCATTGGTCGTGAATGCACAACAGTGTTACGATTTACTTCAACATAGTTTCCTAAACTAACTGCACCAAATTCTGCAACTGGGAAGATATTCACTACACGAGATTCTTCTTCACCAGGTTTCTTCATGCGAATTTCTTTTTGTGTGCAACCGTTAAATAGGAACTCTTCAACATGTCGTGCACCAAAGTATACTTCAACTTTGTTAATAGTATGTGCACGATATACATTCATTAAAGCTTCTAATTCATTAGATGTAACGTAATCTAAAGTAAAGAAGTGATTTACCCACTCATTACCTTTTTCTAAAATCTCTTTTTCTGTTACTTCTAATACGTCTGCTGTAGTCATTTCGATCATTGTTTTCTCCTCTTAGCTATCTAATTTTTCATTAGATAGTAAGGGTTGTTATGGACAACCCTCAAACCTTTATATGTTTTTATTATTTATTTTCTTGTAAACGTTCTTGCGGAATATAGATATTTAATGTTGTTACAGGTAATGCAATTGCAGCACGTTGCTGTCCAAACGTTTCATGTAATCGTTCGATAGTAATTGTTGCTGTTACATCTGTAGCTTTGAATCCAGCTTGAACCATATTGGAATTCTCTAAGTTAGCGCCAGTACGGTCAATAGATTCAGTCCCTTTAGTCACAGTACCAAATTGAACAGTTACTTCAACTGTTTTATTTCGTTTTGCAAATGTTTGATGTGTAGTATGGAATTTAGCTGTGCATGCATCATAAGCAAAGAACTCACCTTGCACTGTTCCAAAGTACACTCGTACATGTGTAAATTTATTTTGTGGATTAGTGTAAATACCATGTAGCATATTTGCTTCAGTTTTATTTAATAATCCTTGATTTAAAAATGCTTGTTTATACTCTTCCCCTGAAGTTTGTACCACTTCATCGGTTACTCTTAAAATTGAATTCGTATCGATTTTTAACATAAGTTTCTCCTCCTCATACAATCTTTAATTGTATGAATGATATTTGTCTGGTATATCGGACCATAGTTTTTATATCTATATTGTAAGCTAGGAGGGAGGGTATGGGGACCCTTCTCCTAGGTGTTACTAACCTAAATACACATGAAGTGATTTAATAACAACAATTTTTGTAACTCTCTGATCCTTTCGAATCTTATGGTTGTATGTTACAGTTGCTGCAAATTGATTTTGTTTGCAACGACCTGATACCTGGGATAATAATCCTACACTAAAAGGATCATCGTAGTCATCATTTGCACCGATAATAATATCCGATGTCAATACTTTTACTCGTTGAATCCATACATATCCCATATCTTGACGATAAACTGTCGTACATGCACCGCCACAGAAACGGTTGTAATCGTCAATATATTTATCGTATACATGTAATTCTGAAATGTCACCTTTCGCTAACTCGACTTTAAGAACTTCAAAGTTCTTTTTAGAAAGCTTTCCTGCGGAAATGTGTTCTTTTAACAATACCATCATTTCAGAAGTGAGTTCTTCCGATGGCTTGTTTTGAGAAGGTGATACTTTAATCGATTTCATAGTTCCCCTTTTCTTACTCAAGTTTTAATTGAGTAGGTAATGTTTCATGGATAACATTCAACCTTTTTTTATGGTGCTCACTATTATAATATATAGTCAATTATATCTTTATTACGAAAAAAAAGAAAAGTAGAATCCTTAACGGATTCTACTCTCTGGAATGTAAATATGAAGATACACTTTACTATCTTCTTTATAGTGATAAGACGGATGTTCTTTGACTGTCTTATCCATTTCATATGTTTCTATTACATGTAACTTGTTTACATCGAATACAGATTTGCAATTATCTGAAGTGGACGTGTCACGCATTTGTCCAGTCTGAGTACGATGAGTTGTTTGTTTTCGTTTAAAACCAACTGACATGTCGGTCAGTACTGGTCGTACTACTTTTGCAGACGTTACCGTTTTTTTCACTTCAGGTACGTCCTTATATACGAATTGATTTTCATTATATGTAGCACTATGTTCGAAACGATAAATATCAGCGTTTCCAATATAAAAAATAACAGTCGCTTCATTTAATTCTTCACATGAAGCACCGTTAACGATGGTAGATAATTCTTCTGATGTTAGTATTTCTAATTTTGGATTATGTAACGCCTTCTTAATTTCTTTTATATTATTTGTTAAGATGCGTTGTAGTACATATCGTTTCATCTCTATTGTTTCAGTCATGAATATCTCCCTCTCCGGTTTCTCTCTATTATATGGATGTACAGATATTCATAAATGATTACAAAAAAAGAATAGGGATTCCCTATTCTTCTCCAATCACATACGCTTGAGGAACATAGATACTTAGTACAGTACCTAGGTCATCCGTATGTGTTCTATCTCCATCTTCCGTTTTATTTACTTTATTATTCTTAATAACTGTAACCAATTGGTCAGCCATTTCACATGATACATATTTATGATAGTTCTCTGTATCGATGCCACCTGATAGCTTCTTAATAATCGTAGATGTTTCTCGGTGTACCCCTGTTGTAATAAGACCGATCAATACATTACAAGTTGTGCTATGTGTTGCTATTTTGATATTCTCACCTTCATGAATAGTAGACATCATTGTTTTTGTATAGCAAGCTGTATTCTTAAAATCATCTAAATCCTTTTCTCCAAAGTAAAATGTAATTTCTTTAATCGTTTTATCTTTCTCTAACTCTTGCGTTGCTACTGAATCAATTGTTGCTAAAGCTGTAGGCTCAACCAACTCCTGCATTCCTCCAAAGAACAATTCCTTCATTTTCTCCGTTACAAAGAATCCTTTCATCTTAGCCATCCCTCTTCCGTTAATTTTTTTACATTTATATCTGTTAGTTTATAATCGCCTTTAAATACATTATGATCAACGTTACCGAATCTAGTTTCCCCGTCTTGGATTTCCATTACATCCATGCCATCATTCGTAAGAGTCTGTAAAGAGAATGTACAATACGGATATGATTTAGAAATCTCTTCTAGCTTCTTTCTTGTACTTTCTAATTTATCATAATCTTTATCAATATAAATACTATATTGATGCATGTTATCATTAAAGATAATACGCTCACCTTCCAATACTCGTATGCCAGCTCGCAATTGACCTGCTATCAATATTGGGTCAAATTTATTATATTTGTCATATTGTTTAGAGTCTTCCTTTTTCAATGCTTCTATGATATCATCAGCTCTCGCCATGACCATATCGATATCATATGATTCAAACTGTTCATAATGGTCCATTACATACTGTGCCATGATTGATAGTTTATCCCAAATGTATTTAGAGTTAATACTATCCACAATTCTATTATGGAATTGAACCAATAATGTATTATCTAAAGAGAGCGAATGTATATCCGCTCTCAATCCTTTATCTTCTTCTACGATGCCTTCTATTAATATTCTAAGTTCAACTATCTTCTTCATTCCCATTCACCATCCAGTGTTAATTCTGATGCCATCACGTTCGGAACATAGATGTGAACAAAGTTTGCAGTAAATTCTTTATCCTTCACACCATCAGGCTCCATGATAGAAGAAGAATGACGATAGTGAGACAATGTTACCATAAAGAATGTATTATCCCATACTGGTGATACATAATGGAATGAATCTGGGATAAGATTACGAGTCGGTCCATTTGCAAAATGCTCCTCAACATTTACTGCCATCATCATACCTAGTTTCGGCTTAGGTAGATGGCTAGGCACATCACCATCATCTATAATAACTGTTTTTAACATTTCATAATCAGTGTCAGCGATATCCATCCCAGGTCTTCTACTAGATAGGTGAATATCATCCATACCATAAGTCTCAAAATCATTATGCTCATCTGTACCATAATATAGGTAGAATCCATCAATGGTTTTTCCTAATGATTGGATTTGAGCATGAATTTTACCCGCCAACATATCATACTTTCCTTCAAAGAAGTATGTGCGTTTACGCGGTAATACTTGAAGCAATGCGTTTTTAATCGTAAAGACCGTTAGGTCAGTACGCTTCGGTTTGTTCATTCTTTCACACTTTCGATACGGTTTGAAGATTGTGTCTAAACTTGTCATTTTATAATTCCTCCAAGTAAATTATTGATAAAGCTTTTTACTTTATCTTGTATTCATATAAATAATGTATGTTTTAGAATACCGTTATTCCGTTTCTGGTCCAGGGATATAAATATGGAAAGCTATACTTGTCATAACCTTTGGTATATTACGCTTTCCACTCTTACGTATCTCTGTAAAGGTAGACTTTGTAACGATTGGCTTACTATAATCTCCGTAACATATTTCCTCCATCTCATCTCGACTACATGCACGGATACCAATACCAAACGTTCCTAGAAGAACATGAATGCGCTTCATGTCGCATATATACTCGTTGTCATGCTTTACAACTTCTTTGTAAGCATACCCTGACATCTCTTCGAATGTAGGAATACCATGCTTTCCAATATGTATACCAACATGAACACATTTTGTCCAGTTGTCATCTAAAGCATTGATAATCTTATTAATCTTCTTTTTAGACAATCCTAGATTACCTAATTCTAAATAATGATATAATGGCTCGATACCCGCTGGGGTATCGAACACTTCGTATGGTATAAACTGACTTACTCGCATAATAAAACTCTCCCTTTCACTTCATTTTAGGTGGTACGTATATGTATAAGAAATACATCGGACGTCGATGCTCAACCGGTTTCAATTTTCCGACAGGATATGGAAGACTAAACTCTATTGTATTAACATTTGAAAATGCTCGTGTAATAAATGCAATAGGACCTCTATCATTCTCTGGAATATTCCCATTATAGAAACAATCTACACTACCACCATAAATACACCAAGTATCCACTCTATCCGATAAATTTGTTGAACGTGGACCTGGAATACCCGATTCTAACATGAACTTTCTATCCATTAATATCGGTACAATATTAATACTATTACTAATTGTCAATGGATATAAACGCTCAGCAATATAGTGCGCGTCATACATTGGTAAAAATGCTTCACATCTTCCATGTAATGTATATGCCCATTGATTTATAATAGCTGTGGTCTGTTCCGATCTACGGGAAGTTATATCTGGTAGATAATGCATTAGAGGTAAGAATGCCTCTTTCTGAAATTTGTTAAATTGTTGAATGTGATCATCGTATACGAACATATGACTCAAATCCCTTCCCCTTGGAATAGCTCATATCTATCTCTACATCCTTCAAAGATATGTATTGTGTACTCATGACGGAGACAGTTACGTCTCGGCTGATAAGCCATATGGTCATACATAAGATATTCTTTCCTGCTGTCCACATAATAATTCTCCTTCTCTCTCTCATATATTAATTCATTTATCTCTATTTTTTCTAATACCACAATTAGTTTAGGCTCTTTATCAGGCATTTCCTGACAAGAGGAATTGTAAAAGTGTTGTGTAGGTAATCCTTTTAAAACTATGTTTTCAGTTCTCTTTTCTAACCCAGTTCTATTATTCATAACACTACTAGGTTGACAAGCTTTTAAAAATTCATATTTATTATCAGTATATATTTCAAATCCCCAATCATGTATTGGTATTTCTAATTGTATATTAAACCAAACCTCTGCAACTTCACATGCTGCTTCCCAGCTTAGTCTACCCTTACTATGGTTATGTAGATAATATGCTAAAGAAGTAACATTGCTTGCACGTGTTTTACCTGTAGTAAACATGCTAGGTTTGTGATACCAGCAGAGGTGTAATAACTGATCAAAAGCTTCTCGTTGAGAATAGTTTAATGTATTTGGGTCTAATTTCATAGCCAACTCTCCCTTTGACTTAATAAAAGACAATAAGGGAATATCCCTTATTGCTTAAATAGTTCCATGCGTTTATCATAATCTCTCATAATAAAGTTATGATAATCATTTGGTTGCATTGGAAATGATTTTATTATTTCATTTATAGACATTTTCTTTATCTCATCTGTCAACATTTGATGACGTACTAAAGTAAATATTGATCTATATTGATTTTGTACTTGCTTATAAACTGTAGGTCTGATTAAACCTCCATGTTTATCCTGTAACTTTATCATAGCTGAAATCGCAGAACGCTCCATCTTGTGCTTCCATATAAATTTTGCTATCTTTAGTTTTGTATGATAAAACATAGAGACACCTTCTTTCTTTTTAGTAAAAAATAAAAGCTGGTGACAATTAAGTCACCCACAGGTATTATGCAGCGAACTCACTTGGATCGTTGTACGCTGATACGATATTCGCCATTACATCATCCACTGACATGTCTGTAGAAGAACCTAAATCATGTTTCGGAATATATGTATTGAATACCTCTAAGCTTAAATCTCTCATTGCTTCTCTCATGATTGGTTCTTCGTAGAACTTCTTCAGGAAGCCTTTCTGTTGGAACTTCATATGTTCTAAGCCATCGAAGTAATACCAACCAGAACCACGTATTGCTCCCGCCTCTTTCAGAGTCACGAAGTTTGTAAGCATCCGGTCGAATCCATAATCTTGGTTGTAGACCATCTTAACTTCTTGACCTGCACGGTTTGTACGTGATTTAACTAGCTGTACTTTACTGTAGAATCCGTTAATACCGAACTCTTTCTCATCAGTTAACTTCGTGCTTGTAGTGAACTTGATGATGTTATTTGATAAGTATAATGCCATGTGACCACCTGGTAATGTTTCATCTTGTTTCAGGTAGTTGATTTGTGCTGCTTTAGGCATATTAGAAATATTTACGTTTTGGTTGATGTGGTTAACCACAAATAAGATTACGTTTGCTTTTGCTAAGTCAGGCGCAATCGTACGGAAGATACGAGCATTTGTTTTTGCTTGAGAAGTTGTACTCATTTGTCCTGCTAACTTCTCTTCTTCCGTTAAGTCCTTCGGCATTAATAATGGAAGTGAATCCAAAATAATTACTGAAGGGATAATTTTATAAATCGGTTTACCGTATGAATTAAATAATCCTGTAAAGTATGTAAACTCTTCAGGCATTTTCGCTGCCGCTTCCATCTTCTGATTACAGTGGATTTTAACACGCTCATAGAAGCTCTCTGCTGTAATCCCTTGTTGTCGTAAGATGTAACGATGCTGAACCATAGCTGGTGTCCAACCAGATACGTTCTGAATACGTGATTTAGAAGAACCACGTTCTAAGTCTTCATGTATAATTACGGAGTTAGGATATGGTGCTACAATCGAAGTAGCTGCTTGTACAGCGAACGTTGTTTTAGCTGTACCTGCTTTACCGATACACATTACAATTGTACCGTCACCAATCCCTAAACATTGGTTCTGATAAGAACCGCCATCTACTATGTTGTCAATCGTGTTGTACATACCATTCTTAAAATCTAATGGTAAGAATGTTGTAGGATACCCAATAGCTACATCTACTTCAGATGACATACTAGGGTCTTTTGATTTACGAGTTTCTGCTCGAAACATGTCTGCTAGTTTACTTTGACCAGCTGTGTTATATAATTGCATATCCTCTTTTCCTCCTAAGAAAAAATAATATAAAGCTAGACACATGAGTGCCTAGC